ATCTTTTCTATATCTTTATTGGAAATTTTATTATTATAATTAGTATTATAAATAGTATAAATACAAATAGTTTTATGGTGTTCAATATTATCAATTAATTGCTCATTTAAACAATATTGACAAATATTCATATTCTATTTTATATAATAATAACAAATATAATATTCAATTTTCTTTTATTTAAGTAAGAATTATAAAAAAAAGAGTTAAAAACTATTCATTTCTGAAAGTCTTGTGATTCTAATATATATAAATTGGGAATTGTTGTCATAAATTTTTTAACTTTGTTACATAACATTTTATCATGACTTAATATAAAACCTTTTTTATTTTTAAAATATGTCATTAACTCAAGTGTAAGTTGAATTTGAGCATTATCATTAATTTCATTTTTAATGTTTGGATTTTTCCATTTTTTAAAAATAGAGAGATAATCTTGCTCTTCAATCATAAGAAGTTTATTATCCAAAAGTAAATTGGTAGTTAAAATAAATACATTCTTCATTTTAAATGGAATTTGTTGTGTTAATAAATCCATATTAAATGATAGTATATTATAATTAACATATGGATAATTATTAACAAACTTATACATATTTTCTGCTTTAGAAATATGAGAAAATACTAAAATTAAATTTGAATTTTTTATTTCTGGATATTTTAAAAATAATTTTTGTATCATAGTAGGAATTGATAATTTACACATTGAGCTAGAATCGATATAAATAAAAATATCTTTTTTATTAGTTAACTTACCCAAAATCTTTGCTTCTTTAATTTGATCTGATATTTCTTCTAATAATTCGTACATTGAAGGTGATTGAATATTAATATAATTTTTTAATTCATCTTTAGTATAAATACGTTTGGAATTAATATTCTCATAGGAGTCTTTGCGCCATTCATAAATTTGACTTTCGGTTAAAGAGGAGTATATTTGCGGTTTGATAAAAGTTGAGTTTGCCATGGTTATTAAATTGATAATAATATCTTATTAAAATTCAATTTTTTATTTCATTTTATTAAGATAAATATTATAATAAAAGGGTAATAGATTAAATGTACATCTAGATGAATATTCATGTTTAATTTCTTGTTCAATTTCTTTAAATAATACAACAAGATCATCATTATTATAATATCTATTAATATATTCATGTTCAAAATAAGTTATTGAATCAGAATCATAATTTTTACATCGTAATAATTCTAATGCTTCTTTAATTGAATATGATAGATATATTTTTTTAATTGTATCATTAATTTGTTCCATATCAATATTATCTTGTTTAGTTAATAAATTTGTTTTTAGCTTATTAACTAAATAACTACCTTTTTTATTCTTAATTAAAAGATCGAGATTATAATTAGCATTTATAAGTAATTTATTATTATAGTTTTTATTAATAGAAAAATATCTAACTATAGTCCGATGTAAAAACATAATATAAATGTAATATAATAATAACGATAATACAAAATAATCCTAGTTGAAAATGAAATAATAATCTCTTATTTATACTAAGTATATTATTTATTTCTTTATATAAAAAATGATTTTTTTGAGTTAAAATAATATTATCTTTATTTAATTTATTATAATTAGAAATTATATGTTCAATTAATTTTGGCAATATTGAATTGGATGTATCATTTTGCAAATTATATTTTGATAATAAATCTAATTCAGAGTCTGATAAAGTATTTTTGTTCATATTTTATTAAAGAATAAATCAAACCAATTAATTGAAGTTAATTTCCAATCTTCCCAATTAATTATATTATAATCAATAGTTATAATTTTAATTGAATTGCAATTAACGTTAGCCGTTAGGTTATCTAATTCTAATTTATTAGATATATTATTACTATTAGTAATATAAATTATTTTAAATTTAGTAAAAAATTTTTGTAAATTAGAAATTAATTTATGTAATCCAGAGTGATCAATACATGATTTATGAATTACAAAATGAATATTTTCATTTTTTGCATTTTTAAAATTCATAACTCTATTATTAATAATACTTTTTAAAGTATTAATATTATAATTATTAATTTTATATAATTCATGTGCAAATAATATATTATATGGATTTGTTAATAAATATGAACCATGTTTACAATTTTCTAATGGATGGTTATCAGAAAATTTCATGACCTTTAAATCATTAAAGTTTTCGAAATTATTATGTAATACTTTATTTAATTGATTTAAGGATATTTTACACCAATCAAATGGAAATGATTGTGTTCTCAAACCAGTTTCTTTTAACTGCTGGGCAATTGCACATGTATTTCCTAAAGAAATATATAATGGAATATTTGATTTATATTGAAATAAGGTAGCAGTTACAAAATAATTAGTTACAATAAATTGTTTTCTACTTATAATTTTAAAATTTGTTAATAAATTAATTTTTTTCCAAAAATCTTCATGATGACAATTAATAATGATAATATATTTATAATAGCGTTTGTTAATTTGATTTAATAAATTAATATGTAATTTTGCCAAATTAATAATTAAAAGATCACTATTTTTAATATTTGAATATTTATTATAATCAATTAAATTGTTTTCTAATTGTTTTTTATAAATAGAATTATTTAATTTAGCATCATTGTATATATATTGAGAATTAGTATAGTGTATAATGCTATTAAAATTATTACTTAATCCAAATAAATAAGATTCACCACCAATGCATACAATTTGACTTAAATGGAAAGGGAAAGCATTTTTTTCAATTAATTTATCATATAGATTATCAATAAGAAAATTTATATATTTTCTTAATTCATTTTGTATAATATAATTTTGTTTAAATGATTTTGGAGATATAAAAAAAGAATAATTATTACATATACTTAATCTATTCATATTAATAATATATATAAAAGTTTAAGTTTAAAATCTTATTCTTCGCTAAAATGTATACATAATGAACATTTACCATTAGCATAACTATATCCAATTCCGCATTTAGTATTAGCTTCCCATACTAAATTAATGAAATTTTGACAATTTTTATATTTCATATCTGTCTCATCATCAAAATTATAATATTTTTCTTCTTTATACCATTTATTGATAATATTTTTAATATTAATCATTTTTTGATTTCTAGCATATCTAACAAATAATAGATTTCTAGATAATGAACTATTATCTATATTTGATAAATATTCAAATTTTCGTATATTGCTTTTTAATAAATTTATAGCAACATCTCGAGATATAATTGATAATTCTGATGAATATGTGATTGGAGGTACTTCATATTCTTCACGATATGTATTAATTAAAGTTATAATCTCAGTAATCTCATTTTCTAATAAAATATCTTTATTTAAAGTATTCATATTTAAAAAATTTTAATAATATTATTCTAGTTATATATTAATTTATCTTTTTATTTTTTAATTAAATAAAATAAATGATGTTTAAATTTTTCTTTATATTCCATTGCATCTTCTTCTATTAATTTAATACTATATTCTAATTCATTATGTAATTTTTGATAAACTTCTAATTCATTATATGTAATCATATTATTTTCTATTCTATTTTGTAGATAATTATAAAAATTACGTTTAAGTTCAATATATTTTCTAGCATGTTCTAAATGTATTTGAAAATGATTATAATATTCATAAAAAAATTCTTGATCTTCTTGAGTTTTCATTTGAGCGGTAAAATAATTAGAATCTAATAATACATTCATTTAATAAATATAAAAAATAAATTAATTCTATATTATTATAATATCTTTTTTTATTTCATAATAATATAGAAATTATTATTATAATAAAATATGGAATATTCATTTCTGTTACATAATGTATTTATAGAAGTTTTTTTATTAATATGTGTAGTTGGTTTATATTATAGAATACCTAAAGATTATATGGCAGTTTGTTTATTAGGTTCTTATATAACACTAAAAGCTGGACTTAATGCTATCCATTATTTATATCATGTACGAAAACATAAACAAATGGAACAAAAAAAACAAATAGACTCAGCAGAAACAAAATAAAATATATTAAAAGTATAAATAATTTATAATATACAATATTTATGAATTATAAATTAAATACCTATATAATTTCTTTAACTAAAACTAATAATGATTATTTAGACTATACTGATTTAAATCCTATTATAGTAAAGGGTGTTGATGGTAAAAAATTAAATAAAAATGTACATACAATAAATTATTCTTATTTTGATAATAAATTTCTTCCAAAATCGGTAATGGGTTGTGCATTAGCACATATTAAATGCTGGAAGAAACATATATTAAATAATAAGAATTTAACATTAATATTAGAAGATGATTTTTTTATAGAACAAAATGGGATAATTAATAAAAATATACATAAACTTGGCATGAAAAATTTAATTAATATTTATTTGTCCCATACTCCAAAAGATTTTGATATTTTATATTTAGGATGTATAGCTGGATCATTTATAACACAATATTTTAAACTTATTGGTAAAACAAACCAGTTTAAAATAATAAATGATTTTATTGCTAAACCAGAACTTGCATTAGCAGCACATAGTTATATTATTTCAGATAGTGGTATTATTAAATTATTAAATGCAATAGAAAATAATAAAATAAAATTTCATATAGATACTTATATTCAAGAATTATCTTCAAAAAATATTCTTAACACTTATATAACGATTCCCAGACTTGTTTATCAAACTTCAACATACAAAACTTCATCTTCATTAACTAGTTTAATTAAGTGTCCATATTTTAATAATATATATTTAGATAAATATGTATCTTTAAATTATTTATTTAATGTATCATTATTTAGTATATTTGATTGTGATTTTAGTATTTGGATTATATTTTTACTATTAATGTCAATAATTATTATGATAATTATGAAAAAAAAATATTTTAAAATTACATAATTAATTTTATTTTTTTGGTAATTCTGGAGCATGTGCCTTAGTATAAATTTTAGTTGTTGATATTTTATTATCTTTAAGATTAATAGATGTTACACCAATTTCAATTGCATCTTCAGGAGTTCCTTCATCATCAACTTTAGCACCTGATTCTGAGACTTCGAATTCTTCAGTTACAACAACTGTATCTTCTTTAATTTCTACTTTATGAGCATTTATTGAAATTTCGGATGGATGGTCTTTAAGATATTTAGCAACTGCTGGATCAGTTTTACCATATTCTTTAACGTTCTTAACTTTCTTCTTACGAATACGATCATCTAATAGTTTTTTACCCATTTTAGCATCTTCTTCTTGTTGTTTAAGAATATTTTCTAATACTTGAGTATTTTCATTATAGAATGAAATACGATCACGATTTTGTTTAAATGGTCCCAATAAATTCCATTTATAATTAGTTAATGTCATAATATTTGTAATAACTTTATCTTTATTTTTATTAATATATTCAGTACATTCATCTAATGTTGGGAAGCTTTCATAAATATTTAAAGCCACCTCAATATCAGGTTTTTCATTATATAGATAAAATACAGCTTCACGTAAATCTTCATAATTAACATCAAAATAATATTGAAATCTTCCATAAGTATCATTAGGAGGAACTACATCTAAAAATGTTGAAGACTTAGGTTTCTTACGTTCAGGATCATTCGAGTTAGAAATAACTTCACTTGTATGCTCTGATGGATTATATTTGAAAAATTTATTAAGGAATCTAGAAATTACTTCTTTTTCAGCATCCGATTGTTTTTTAATTAATTCATATTTTTTTGCTAAGTATTTTTCATTATTAAAGTATTTAGTTGGCTGAATACGTTTTTCTAATTCTTTATTAATATTAGTTTGAAGTTCCATTTCTTCATCTTCCGAGATCTTATAATTATTTTGATAAGTCTCTTCATCTTCTTTAGTCTCTTCTTCAAGAGATAAAAATTTATTATGTAAATATGAATATTTACATTCAACATATAATGTTTTATTAAGAGTATTTAAAAATTCTTTATTAGAAGAATCTGGATGAGGAATCATTTCATAAAAATCATCTTTATTTAATTGATCTAAATATTCTGATTTTAAATCATCTTCATCGATTTCATATTCTTTATTCATTTGATAAATAAATCCAACAAATCCTGTCATAAGTAAGCGTTGCATATATTTTTCTTTTAAATTTGTAAAAGATACACATGTATATTTTTCATCACCATAAAGAGTTGCACCATAAGGATTTAAAAATTTATCTACTTCAATTGCTTGTTCATCAGTTAATTCATTAATTTTATCAGGATTTTTTTCTAATTCTTGAACAATATCTTCAATTTGATTTTTAAATTCATCTAGTGAAATTGTATCAGTCATTCTTGCAATTTAATTAGTAAAATATTAACTATCAATTATTTAAATTATATCATTATATAAATATTAATTTAAAATGTAATTTAAATTAATTTTAGTATAATAAATATAAAACTAAATTTTAACTTTAATATTAGATAACTAATTAAAATATTTTGATTTATTAATAGACTTCATGAGTACATTAGATAATTTAAATGAAAATATTTTGCAAAAAATTGATATTATTGATAAATTAATATCTATATGTATCGATGAGTTAAAACTACCGATTCAAGAAAACTTAATATCTTGTAATAATATTAGTAATAATTATTACAATACAAATATACCATTATCTTTTAACCAAAATTTAAAAATTTTAAATAAAAGATATTCAATATTTATTGATAAAAAATATACTTATGAAATACAGTCTATATTATTTTTAACGGAATATTATGCATTAGATCATATTAATAAAACTTATAAAATTTCTAATAATATATATAATGATAATATTTTTTTATTATCAACAAATTCATCAGTTCTTACTAATAGTGATCTCTTACTATTAAAAAATATATTTTATAATAATTATTATAAATACAAATATTTTCAATCAGTATCAACCCAAAAACAAACTTATAACAAATTAATTAATTCAAAATTATCAAAAAAGATATATCATAATTTTAATATATTTATTTCTAGTGAAGATTTTTATGGAATTTTTGATAATTTGATTGAATTTATATATGAATTCTTAGTTAACTTTAAAGAATTAATTAATTCTTATATTTCAAATTCTGAAAAATATTTTAAAAAAATATTTCAATTAATGAATCAATATAAAAAAACTCAAATTATTTATAATATTGAGGATATTGAATATGATTTATGTTTATGTGGAAATAAAATGATTATACAATCAAATACTAGTGAATTATTATGTACTAGCTGTGGTTCAATTCATACATTAATTGGATCAGTATTCGAAAATAGTCAGTTCTACCAGCAGGAAGGAAATCGTTATATGCATGGTACGTATGATCCTAATAGACATTGTAAATTCTGGATTGATAGAATACAAGCTAAGGAAAATACAATAATTGATGATAATTCAATTAATAAAATTAAACAATGTATTAAAAAAGATAAAATAGAAAATTTAAAAAATATTTCTATTGACCAATTTAGAATATATTTAAAACAAACTAAATTATCAAAACTTAATGACCATATTCCATTAATTAAAAAAATGATTACAGGATATATTCCTCCACAATTAAATCATAAAGAATTACATTTATTATTTAATTATTTTGATAAGGCTACTAAAATTTATAATCAAATTAAACCAAAAGAAAAATCTAATTCTTTATATTATCCATTTTTAATTTGGAAAATTTTGGATCTTATTATAAACGACCAACAAAAAAAGAAAGATTTATTATCTTGTATTCATTTACAAAGTTATGAAACATTAATTGATAATGATAAAATATGGTATCAAATTTGTAAACATAATGATAAATTTATTTATCGACCAACTGATAAATCGATTTTATATTAAATATTTTACATATTCTCTATATAATTGAAGAATAGAATGAATAAATATTTAAATAAATGCAATTAGTACCTGTATTATTTTTTTATAATTTAGTTAAATAATATTTATCTAAAACATTAGAATTAATTGTAATAATATTAGAATATAAATTATTTAAAACATTATCCAAATTATTTAATAAATCAGAATTATAATTATCATTTAATTCTTTTTTAATTTTATTTATTAAACTATTAATATTTGAATAATAAGTTAAATATATTTCTGGAGAAAAATCTATATTATTAGTTTTTTTAATATACTTATATAATTGATCTATAATAATATTAATGATATTTTCAATATTTTTTTCTTTTAATTTCTGATCTATTTTTTTAATATTTGTCTTAATATTATTTAATATAAGATTCTTTAGTTCTAGATTATCAATAGTTGGTAAATTCTTATAATCCGATTGAATTTTTGTATGATATAAATTTAACATATTGTTATTTTCAATATTGTTAATAATTTTTTCATTTCTTATTAAATTGAAATTTTCAATAACATAGTCTGGCTTATTTTGTAATAATACTTTTATATTATTAAAATTCATATATACATTATTATTATTTGGATTGTTATTATTATGTTTCATGATATGAAATTCAAAATTCTTAGCATCTATAATTAATTTAACAATTAAAATATATTTACTTTCTAATAGAATATTAAGATTATTAGTATTTTTAGATGCATGTTTAAAATTATTAATATTAATCATATTATTAAAATAAGATAAATACATGTCATTTTTATAATCTTCATCTTTATGTTCTAAAATTTTATATTCATCTTTGGTGATAATAGTTTTAGTTTTATTCATATATTTCTCATTAATGCCAATATTTTTATTAAGTGTAAAATTAGAATTTAATAATGTACTACAGTTATAATTAAATTTATCTATAGTAGTTTCTATAATAGTTATATTTAAATATTGACGTTCTATTTTATAGTAATCATGAACAAGGGTTTCAATTACCGATATAGAATGTTTATTAATATCATTTGATTTAAATTTAAAATTAGAATTTTGAATATCTAAAAATAAATCATGAATAGATATAAATTTTTTATATGATGTGAAATTATTAAATTTAGTAACAATATTTTGATTTTTTATAAATTTACTTTCTTTAAATAAATAATTAAAATCATTAATATTATTACTATTAACATTTTTAATATTTTTCAATTGTAAAATATGATCTGTTAAAATTTTATTTTTATCTATCTGATTATTATATATTATTATTAAACTTAATTTTGAACTTTCATCATATGAAGTATTTAAATAATTTTTAATTATATATGTATATAATTGAATTATATTAGGATTTTTCAAATAAAAATCACGTAATAATAAATATGAATCATATGTAATTACATAGTCATTAATAATCGTAATAGATAAATTATCTAAAATCTTTTTATGTTTCTTTTGAATTTTAGAATATGTATCTAAAATTACAATTTTATTTTGATTAATATTATTTTTAGATTTATCACTTAATAATGTTTGCTCATCATAAATATCAATTATCTTAATATATGTTAATAATTTACTAACATCATCATAAATAATATTTAAAATATTATAAAGTTGTATTAATTGTAATTCATTTTTGGTACTATTCAAAATATCATTTATTTTTTTATTATGTTGAGTTACCGAATTTAAAGATATTAATTTTTGAATTTCTTCTCTTTTATCTTTAATCTCTAAAAATTTCATTAATTCTTGAAGATATATCTGTATTAATTGGGTAATTCCTACATAATATTCTCCTAAATTTTTAATTTTAGATTGTATTTTAGTAATATCTTGAGAATCTATCATAATTAATAGTTAACTAATTGTATTTAAATATAATCTATATATTAAATATATTAAATTCTAATTAAATTTTTATTAAAAAGAAATATATTTTTTTATTTTAATAAAAAATATGTCAGACGAAACTATGTCCGTGCTACCAAGAATTTTAGACCCATCTATGAAATTTACAGTTAATTCTATTAAACAAATGCCTTCTAAAGAAGAAGTTAATTCTAAAGATAGTAATTTATCTAAAAAAGAGAATAGAGAAATAAATCATACTGATTCTAGTACAACAAAACCTATTGAAGAAAATGTCAGCAGTATTTATTTATTTTTCTCTAGTTATAAATATGTAATATTAACTATTATTATTATTATTTTACTAATTATTTTATGTATTTTAATTTATAAACATTATAATACAAAAAATAAGAATAATGACATCAAAGAGAAAGAAAGTGAGCAACATAATATAAATAGTAATGTAAAAGAAAAAATTGATAATTATATTTCTAGTTATATTATTGATGAAGATAATGACGTAACTGATCTAGAATCCGAACATGAATCCGAACATGAATCTGAACAAGAATCTGAACAAGAATCTAAACAAGATGATAATAATATAGAAGAAGAAGATAATGTTATCGAGAATAATGATAGTACAAATATTCAACCTATTAAAAATACAGAATATGGAATTATAATTCAAGAAACAATATCAATTGATCCCAAAATTAAAATTGACCCACAATTAAATTCTAGTCGATTTGAAGAAATTGATAATTTAGAAACTAATTCTTTATCAGATATTTTAGAAGATAATGCTAGTAGTGTAGACGATGAAAATCAGTCAGAAGATAATGAATCTATAAATGATTATACTAGTGATATTAGTGATAATAAGTCAGAAACAAATGAATCGGTTGATTTAAATGATCTTATTAATGAATTAAACAATCAAAATGTAAAACAAAAATCTACAAAATCAAAAAGTAAAACTAGCAAAAAAAATAAATCTGATGATCAAGATATAGATCATTTTAAAGCATATATTAATAAAAATTAATAATATTAATAATATTTTTTTTTATCTAAATATAATATTTAAAGGTATTTAAAGTATTAATTAATTTGTAATTAAACACAACCAAATATATATAATATAATAAATTAACCCACATATAATTTTATTAAACAATATTTAATAACAATGGAAGCTGAACAACCTCAAGTTGCTAAAAAACGTGTAGTAAAAAAGAAAAATAATGAACAATCTGAAGTACCAGTTCAAACTGAAGTTCCTGTTGAATCTCAATCAGAAAATGTACAACCTGTAACAGAAGAACCATCTCAAGATGATCAATCATCTTATATTCCAAGTTCTAGAATTAAAAATTATATTAGTAAAGAAAAATTAAATAAACATATTGATTCTATTATTGCAAAACTTAAAGATACTGAATCAGCAGTTGATCTTAACTCTCTTCTAAGTGAAGATCTTCAATCTAAACTAGGAAGTGTAATTAAACAAAAGGAAGAAAAACAAGAAGAAATTAATATTAATACTTTAGCAGTAGAACTTCTATCTAAACAAAAATTTAAATTTAGCAATACATCATTTAAAGTATTATCTGTATTTTTAGATCTTTTGGTTGAAGATATTACTTTAAATGTAATGGATGAAATTATTAAAAATAAAAAATCAATTATTAATCTTAAATATGTATTTTCAGGAAGAACTGATTCTCCATTATATGAAATTTATTCTACATTACCAACATTTATATCTGAAAGTAGTGCCTTATCTAAATCAACACAAGAAGTTGAAGAAGTTCAAGAATCTGCTGAAGTTACAGAAGAAACTTCTGAAGAAGAACCAGCAGAAGATGTTCCAAGCCATTCTATTAATTTTGAATTCTATGTTCGAAAGATTTGTAATAAACTTAAGAAAAATAAAGAAGAATACTCTAAAATTAAAGTAAGCAACAATTATCAAAAATTCTGTTCTAATTTAATTTTAGAATTCCTTGATCGTGTTGCTCCAATGACGACTATAGTTTTAGAAGTTATGACAACCAAAACAATTACTAATCTTGTATTTGAAACTATTCTTAAGTTACAACTATATAATAATCCACATTGTGAAGCTATTTTAAGTGAAGTCAAAACTCGTTTAAGTTAAATAAAAAAAATCTAGAAATAGAATTTAACGTTAACCGTTAGATTATTTTTTTAAAATACTTTTAAGAGGCCCTTCATTTTTTGCATTAAATGGTGTAGATAAAACTATATATTCGGGATTACAAAATTGTATATGTTTCTTTTTTTTGATATTTATTATTTTATGAAGTTTTAAATTAATAAAGTTATTAATAAGTTTTATAAATTTTTTTATATCTTGCGATTTTGTAAGATAAGATATATTTATTCCAACAAGACCATTTAATATATTTTTAGATGAAATATTCGGAAATTTAATATTAGTATTTGTAATAATACCATTTATTTTAAAATAATCTATTAATTGACTATTAGAAAATTTTATATTTGGAATATAAATAGAAAAGTAAATATTATTGATTAAAAAATTGGTATATTTAATATTTGTTAATAGAACAATAGTTATACTATTCGTAAAATAGATATCTTGTGTATATTGAAATGTATGATAATTTATAATTTTATAATCATTATTCAATAATGTTATAAATTCATTAAAATTGTAATAATATTTTTTATACATTACTTCATATGTATTATAATATGATATGACATTAATTATATATATTAGGGATTCATTAGAAATATAATTTATAAATAAATTATTTATTTCATTAAATTTATATTTATTTATAAATGTTTTTTTTAGTAAAAGAATAAATATTTTATTTTTTTGATCATAATAATGAAGTGAAATTATATCTTGATTATTTAAAAAATAAAGATTATTGGGTATTGTTAGGTCATTATTAAATAAATAATTAAAAATTAAATTTTCTAAATTTGATATTAATACAATATTATAATATTTGCAAAATGTAGATAATTTACTTAAATCATATGATAAATTATTATTAATATTAGAAACAAATGCAAATAAGGTATTATTTTGTTTTTTTCTTTTGAATTCATCAATAATATCTAATTCTTTTAAAATTGTTATATTTTCAATAATACCAGATTTTAATAATTTTTTACATACATTTATAATAAAAGTTGATTCATTATAAGATAATATAATATGTGGTTTTGTTTGTGTAGATATTGTATAAGTTTTACATAAGTGTAATAATATAATAGTTAATATTTTTTGATAATTTGCTGTTATTATTAAATCATATTCTTTATTAATATTATAAATATTACTTATTATTTTAGTGATATCTGTAAATTTAGAAATTAATTGATTAGTATCTAGTTGTTTATCTCCAGAGATCTTTAAAAGTTGTTTTTCATATTTAACTTTTATCGAAAAATTCTCTTTACTATTATCAAAATATATTAAATTTTTCATTTTTTGTAATTAGATATATAATATTAATACTATATAAATTTAATATAATTCCAGATTTTTTATAAAAAAAAATAAATTAAATTTATTTTTATAAAATTGATAAATATTAAATTGATAAACTCAATAGTAAAGAACATAGAATTGTGTGATTAGTAAGATTATAGGTTGGACATTATAATATATTTGTGAGTATAAAAATTAAAAAGTTTTAATAGAGAAATTGATTAGTATATAGATATAAATATATTAAAAAAAAAATTAATTAATTAATTCAATCTATGATTGAATATGTAAATTTAATTAAAACGCAATATTTTATATGTTTATTAATTTATTTATTAGAAAAATTAATATTTAAATATTATAAATGTAAAGATATTTTTCAAAAATTATTTTATGTAAAAAAATATGATGGTATACATTCAATATCAATTTTATATCTGATATTTAACATAAAGATTTATACAATTTCATATTTAAAAAATCGTATAATTAAAATTTATTATGATCAAAATAAAATTTCTGATATTTGCATTAAAAATGAACAAAATATAACATGTAAGAATAAAATTATTTTATCACTTGTTTATTTAGATCAATATTATTTTATTAATATATTAGAAATATATAATTGTGGTGTTGTATATCACTATACTAAATTCTTTACACATATTTATAATTATATTGGGGAACGTCGAATTGAATATAATATATTACCAATTATTAGTAATTTATAATACCAACCAAGGAACATTAATACTTACTAAAATGATTAATGGAATTACAATATACCCACCAAATGCATATTGAGCAATTTTTAGATTTATTTGTTGATCTTCATATAAGTTTATTAATTTTTTATCATCTTGAGTTAATTTTGTTTCTAGATATTCTTGTTTAAATTTTTGTTTTTGCAAGTTTAATTCTCTGTTACAATACTTTCTATTATATCTACCATAAGCATTCTTACAATTCATAGTAACTTTACTATTAATATATTGCATCATTTCATTTTGAATTTGTTGATATTTTTTTTCTGCACTTGCTTCATCAATAAAATTTATTTTTTTTAATTCATTTATATATTCATCTTTATTTAAATTACTACGATTAGTCACATAATATAAAATTAAACAGACAGTGACAATAATACACCATACAACATAAATACACCAACCTGGATAATTATCACAAAATTTTGCCATATTTTTCTTATATTATATCAATTAAAAAAAAAATATTTTGTATTTTTTTATTTTTTATAAAATAATTATCAAGCCACATATAAAAGTAGAAGTGCCTTAAGTAGCATAACGTAAAGTTGCGGAACCATCTGAAATTAATAAGAAATTGATAGCTACGGCATTTACAATAAGTTCAGCTGGGGTACCAGATGCAACATAAGTTGAATCGTATTGTAAGTAGAATTCACGAGCACGAGATACATTAATATGTCCAGATGGTTGGTAGGTACCTGGGTATAAACAGAAGTTAATCATGAAGCAACCAGGATCTTTAGGAGTGCGGATATTCCAGCCACCATATAAGTATGGAACATAGCAGTTGAAGAAAGTGGAAGGAAGATTGTTGTAAAGAGGAACACCATGAGCAGATACAGTTAAACGGCTAACATGGTTAACTTCATTGAGCCAACGAGCGGCCGAAGCAACACCGACAACACCATTAGCAGCAACTGTTGAGTAAGTACATTGTCCAAAACGATGCCATAAGTTAGTGTGATTGGCATAAAGTTCGGTATCAGCACCAGCTGCTGAGTTAACAACTGGACGAATACCAACGTACATGGTTTCAATTGGCCATTTAAGTTGTTGAAGAAGTACGTTATCAGATGATTTGTTAACGTTAGTAACTTGACGACGGTGAACACGTACAAGGGTGAAACCAATACGAGCAATGTAGATATCATGAATATCAGGATTGACGAAGATGTTATTAATGTATAAATCAAAAGTAGTAACTGAAGGAGTGGTGATAGTTACAGCAGCAGCACCACTGTTGTGTTTACGAACATCAACCATTTGTTCTTTGGTGGCTAAATCAATGTTAATGAAACGTTGACCGTATGGAATAGCAACCGAAGGAATAGCAAGACGAGGATCAGTGTTGAACCAGAAAAGAAGAGGAACAAATAATTCAACTTCACCATGTTGACCATTGGCTTTGTAAGTTTGGAAACCATTACGAAGAGTGGTAGAAGCACGAGCATTTTCAGGAGCAGTGGTGTTAACAGCATTGTTGTAGTTGAATACTAATTCACGAGGTTCTTCTTGACCCATGCAACGATTCCATCCAGATTCTTTAGAAGCAGATACAGCGAATTGACGGTGGAAGTTATAAGTATCTGGGTAGTATTCATCTAAAGGATTTCCGTTAACATCGAAAGATACTTTTTGGAAAAGACGTTCACCAGGGAAATCGCACCAACGGTAGACGGCAACTTCACCAGCATTAGCAGCAGTTGCTGGGGAGACAGTAGGAGCAGCCATTTTAACATGGACTACCATATCACTGAAGAAATCACCAAATTGAGGAATGGAAAATTGGACTTTAGATCCAAGAGTTGGGTTATTAGCAGTTACTTTATTGTATTCATAAGCAATAGCAGCGAATGGTTTAAAGTGAGCATTCATAAAAAGAATATGGGTACGTTCAATATCGGCAAGAGTAGGATTAACATTTTCTTCACCATTTTTTTGACGAGCTACCCGAATTTCAGCAAGACGTTGACTTAAAAGTTCGGAAGCCATAAGCATACGATCTTGTTTACCATCATTGGTAATCAAATTAAAGATACCACCAGTCGACATTGGTTATATATAATTTTTTATTTAACTCGAAACTCTAATTAATTTTAGATAGAATATATTAATATGAAAGATTTATTTTTAAAAAAAAATTAATTAATTTTTTGTTTTATTAATTAAATAGATTATAACAATATTTGCGATATTATCAATTCATTTTTATCATTTAAATATAATAATTCAGGATAGAAATAATTGTGATTCCATTTATTAATCTTATATATCAAACTTAATGACTGTGGATTAAGATATCTATCTAAAATAAAATTATGATATTGCAAAATTGACTTTTTATTAATCATCTTAAATTTATTAACAAATTTAAATTTTGTTTTAAAATGATTTAATAAAAAATTAATAGCAATATATTCTTGACAAACATTATGAAAATAAATTATATTATTAAGTTCTAATTTTTCTAATGATTTATAATTAAAATGTAGTCTCTTAATATTTGTATATTTAATTTTTAAACTTTTTATATGTAAAAAATTTTTCGATATACTATTTACACTTGTGAAACTGCAATTTAAAAATAATAAATTAATTAGTGTTTCTGGTATAATTTTAATATTTGAACATTGGCAATTTAATTTTTCTAACATATTATATGTTTCTGGAATAAATTTAATTCTAGTATATGAACAATCTAATACTTTTAATTTTGTTAAAGTATTTGGTAATTCTTTAATTTTTGTATTACTAATATATAATTTTGTTAAATTATATAATGTATCTGGAATATAAGTAATATTTGTATTAGAACAATCTAATATCATTAAATTAAATAAATTATGAGGAAGAATATTAATTAAACTATGTGCAATTCTTAATTCTATTAATAAATTTAAATTATAAGGAATATATTTTAATGCTGAATAATTAGCATATAAATATTTTAATTTTTTATATTTATTACTCATTTGATTTATATATGTAGATGTTAATGATATTCCTTCTAAATTCGGATAAATATAATATAAAAAACGAATATTAAAACATATTGGTGAATTTATATATAATATATTTTTTAAATTTTTGGACTTCTTACTATTTAATTTATGTAAATGTTTACAAGTTAAACACATCTATTTATATAACCTACACTACGATACCTTGTGTAGAGTAACAGTTAACGTTAAAAAAGAATATGATTGTATAATAAAAAAAGAATATGATTGTATAATTTATTATACAATAATAACTCTATAATAAATTGACATTCCGGTAATATCATCATAACGTGTTATTTTAACAACATCATTTACTTTACCAGGGCTCCAAATAATTTGTGGATCATTTAATCTAATTTTAGGTAAATTATGACGTTTACATAATAAGATATTATTTAATAAATTATTGGTTTCTTCTTCTGATAATATTTCATGTTTATTACTTAAAATATGATTTGGAATAATAATTGTAAATAATTTATAAGGATAATTTACAATACTCATTTTTGATTTAATACTATCAATAAATGTATTAACATGAGTAGAAATTGTAGTTTTTGTAATCAAATAAATATTATAATTTAAAGGTGTGTTTTTTAATTTAATTAATACTTTTTTTAATTCTTGAGTTTTTGTATACATTTCTGACTTATAATGAAAAATAATAAAATATGAAATGAATAAATTATTATTATTTTGAAATTTTGTATTATTAACATTATCTTTAACTATTTTAATTTGATCTTCTGAATATGTATTAGATATAGTCTTAATTACAAAATATTCATTATTAAAAATATTTTTAATAAATTCTGAATCTTCAATTTGTTCATCTAAAGGAATTAATTCTTTATAATTAAAGTAAGTAAATAAATTATTATAAATTTTAGATAATGTATAATTTAAGTTACTCATAATTAGAATTGAATTCTCTATTAATTTTAATTAATATTAACTTTAATTTATTATAATATATAATATAAAATAAAAATTCAATTTTAAATTATAGTTTGATTGCTTTTGTAAATTATAAAATGGCTGAACTATACGATAAAACAAATAATAATATAGAACCAGTATCTGCATATTTGAATGTCGGGTTGGATCCCGAAAATAGTATTATTATACCCCAAACCCCTATTATAACTGAACCAATAATAACTCCAATAATAACTCCTACTAAAAAAGTATTATCTAAAAATCAAAAAATTGGATTAGCCATAATAATTGCAGTAATTGTTATATTTATAATTGTATTTTTTACAATCCGCTCATCTTCATTAATATCTAAATATGAAAATAAATCTAATTTCAGCAACAAGGATCAATTTGAAGAGCCAATAAGAAATGATTATGATATTCATTATTTAGTTGAACAAATGATATATAAAGAATTTACCCCAAAAGATAAAAAAAAATATTTAAATCTACCACAAACATTAAAAGAGCAATTAATGTTTGATTACTTAATAGATAAGATATAATTATTTATTTTTAGTAATAAATTCATTAATAATTTTTTTTTTAGTATCAATATCATCTACTTTATTACATTCCCTAATTACATTAATAATTTTATCAATTTTTGTTAAAACATCTTCATTCAGTGGATTAGATTTAAAAATAGGATTAATATTAATATCCATCATTTTAAAACTCATTATACCTAAATATTCTAAATTATTATCAGACATTATTTTTTCTTTATGGTTTACTATTTGGCATTTAAATTTATTTTGATTATTGTATTTATTAAAATAATGTATATCTGATTTATTATTCACATTCGTATTAATACATAAATCATGATAAATAACTTTTAAATCTTTATAATCAATCATATTTTCCATAATTTTATTAATAATTGATTTATCTTTAATTGCTGATAAATCATAATGATGAATATTATTATTATTATTTTTATATTGTACTAAGCTAGTAATAATATCTGATAAATGTTTACTACTATTATCTTTATTATAGTATAATGAAAAAGATCCAAAACATAATGGATCCTTTGTATAAGGTTGTTTATCGTAATGATAAAATCTATTATATTTATTTGTAATATTACTATTATTTTTTTGTGATATAATATCATTATAAGAACAAAATCTAAATACTGATTCAATAAAAATTGAGGCTTCGCAAATATCAATTACTTCCATACCTAATTTAGGTTGATTAATATAATATATTGGAATTTCATTTGGTTTAATTACACGCATAAATGGATTTTTAAATTCAAATAAAATTAATATTTCTTTTTTATCAATTTCATCATTTTTAAATTTTGATTTATTAAAAATTTTATTTGTAAAATCTTCTTCAGAAAATATATTTTCTAAATTTTCTTTTTTAATTATTGCTAATCCATCAGGACTATATTTAATCAATTTTGATTTTTTATAAGGAATAGAACCAGTTTCATATATTTTTGTATCATATAATATTTCGGTATATTGTTGTAAAATATATTCAAAAATATTACCAAACCATAAAGGTGCTGCCTTTTTAAAAGAACTAATATTTGTTTTTTGTTCTATTAATTGTTTAATTGTTTGATATTTATTAATATTTAAAATTGTTGATATTTCAGAACCGCCAATTGTTTCAGATCTTGAATTTAACCATTCTTTAGAACCTTGAGTGGGTAAATATTTATTTTGTTCTAAAAACTCATTTAATGCTCTTTTTTTAATTGAGTGCATATTTCTTAATAATTTATGCATAATATATTTAAAATACAATTTAAATTTATATTCTTATTTAATTCATAATAAGAAGTAATTCAATTTTAAAATATGGATAATTTAAATATAATCTCGAATGGCAAATATAAATTAATAGAAGAAAAATTAACAGAAGGGGCATATTCAAAAGTATATGGGGTAATTCGACAAGACTCTAATGACAAATATATTGTTAAAATTCAAAAAATTTCAGATCGTTTTGAGGCAGTTAATGAAATTAAAGTATTAAAAAAACTAAAAAAAAATAAATCTGATTACTATCAAAAAATTCATTCATTATTAAATACACAAGATAATAAAACTTTATCAGCATATCTAAATACTAGTAAAATTATTGATATTGAAGATTTTTATAGTGATCAAGATTATGTGTATATTATTTTTAAAAAATATGAATATACTTTAGAAGATTTTAATATTTTATATCATAAAACATTTAAAGAATCTCTTCCAATTAATTTAATTAATAAACTAGTTAATTCATTATTTTTAGGATTATATGAACTTTCATTATCTAAAATTATTCATTGTGATATTAAACCAAATAATATTATGATTACTAGTTCTAATAAAAAAATTAAAGAACTTTTTAATTTAATTAAAAAGAAGAAAATGAAAAAAGACGAATTGATTTTTAATATTGATATTATTTATATTGATTTTAATCTCTCTCAAAAATATAATGATGTATGTAAATCTACTAAAATACAAACTTTATATTATATGGCACCTGAAATTATATTAGGTAATTCTTATTTTACAGAATCTATTGATTTATGGTCAATTGGATGTATTATATATGAATTACTAACTGGTAAATATTTATTTGATATTTATAATTATAATCATCTATATGGTACTCATTATTCTCAATATAAAAATGAAAAAAGTTCAGATTCTAGTGAATCTTCATATTCTTCATATGAATATGATAATCAAGAAGAATTAATCTTACTTCATTTTTACAGAGAATGTTTTGGAGATAATACCCATCTTAATGGAAATAATGTTAATAAATATTATAATTCTATTAATAATAGTAAATATTTATTAGGGACTATGTATAAAAAAGAATCTAATTGTGAACAATTTATACAACATATTAAAAATAATATGAATATATATAACATAACTATTCAAAATAAGATATTAGAAATATTTAATAATATATTTATATACGATTATTCAAAACGTTTAACTATAAATGAATATTTAGATAAATACTTTATAATTGAATGATTGAATTAAATGAAATTAATATACAACTAAATAATATATTTGTGATTTTTTTTAATATTTTATCAACATTTTTAAATAATAGAATTTCTATTAATAATATTTTAGAATATGAAACATCTACAATAGTAATTAAAATAATACTATTGTTTAGTATTAATAATATTTATTTATTAAATAAACTTATAATTAAAATTAAAGAAGTTCTATCTATTACAAAATATAGACAGGATTATTTATTAAATAAAATTAATAATATTGAAAAAATTTTAAATAATAAAAATACTGAAATTTTGGATTTATATAATACATTAAGTCAAAAAGAAGTAATAACTATTAATTCTATACCATTATTAAAAAAAATAAATTATAATACTACTAAAAAAATACAAATAAATTTAGATATTTATCCAATTGATAATTTAGAGTTATCCCTTATAGATGATAATAATTTTATTGATCCATTATTAAATTATAATAAAAATAGTAATTATCTTGGTTTTAAAAACATATCTATTGGTTTTAATAATCATTATAATTTACATTGTTATCAATATTTAAAACCAAATCTACCATTAAATTTATTATTATATGTTCAGGAGGTTGATCAAGTTATTATTAAAATTGGAAATCATAAACAATATAAATATGTAAATTCTAAATTGTATAAAGTATATAATACATATGATTCTACTAGTTTAACCTATTTTAATGAAAATAAATTTAATTCTATATTATGTAATAATAATATTAAAGAATTAAATAAAAAATGCTATTCGGATAATTGCAAATATTATCATGATTATATATTAGGATATGCTGATAATTTTCATAAAACTAGATATTATTCATCTAATCCAATTGTTTATAATTGTCCATCATTTAAAGATGGAAGTAAAATAAAAGAAAATGTAAAAAAAATACCTTGGTATAATGCAATTAATTTATATCAATCATCATTATCCAATTTATTACTTGGTTGTATTCATAGTCAATATAAAAATGAAGAATAATTTATTCTAAATACTGATCTAAAATTTGATATAATAATAAATCATGCATTAATTGATTATTTCTTAATTTTTTTTCATAATTGTTAGTTAATGCTAAATCCTCTAATAGAGTATCTACAGAACCTAAAAATCTAGTATTTTCTAAATCATAACTTTTAGAAATTATATTATTATTATAAAATTGACTTTTCCCTAATTTATTTTTCATCACTGGTGCCCAACTATAATTTGGAAAATTTCTAGTATCTTTTCCTTCATGGTAAAATTTACATTCTTTTTTTGAATAATATTTTTGATTACAATATAGACGATTACATTTTTTTATTTTTTTTTTATTTTTATCATTTAAAATATTTCCAATATTTCCTTTAATTACTTTATTATTAATTTTAATACAATATTCATTTGTTTCTTTAATTAAATAAATGGGCGTATTAATCATATTTGCAATAGCATCTTCTGTTATACTAATAACTGGACATTTACAATATTTTTTAGTTTTATATTTTTTATTATTTGTTACATTAACTAAATCAATAGTATAATCAAATTTAAAATTATCTTTAGGTGTATTTTTAATAGACATATTTTTTATATTTGTTAATTTATTACTATATAATAATTTAAGATGATCTTTAATATTATTAATTGAATTAATCATATTATAAATATTTTTTAATTGATTATCATATTTATCTAATGAATGAATTACATTTTCTAAATTTTCTAATGATACATTTTTATTATTAATTTGATTATTTAAATTTTGAAAATTATTATAAATCTCGTTTAATGTATCTTCTAAGACATTCATGATTATATTATTTATTGAAATTGTATTTAAATTAGTATTTATTATTTTTAATTTATAAAATAAGGTTTTGCAATTTTATAAATCTTTTTAATACAATCAATTAATTTAGTATTAATATTAATCATATTTAATTCAGTAATTGTAAAAAATTTTAATTCAGTTATTTCCATAATATTGCTATTACTTTTAAAATCTAGACATAATTGATACTTATTATCTAATAAGACTGCAATATAATAAACATATTTGTAAGTAATATTATCATCTGTAAATATATAAGTTATTGGATTTACATCATATAATATTTTATATTTATTTTTTTTAATATTTGTTTCTTCTGTAAATTCTCTAATTGCTGCATTAATATTACTTTCATTTTTATTAGTTGCACCTTTTGGAATTTCCCAAATTTTTTTAGAAGCTTTTGATTTTTTCATAATATTTAATAGTTTTTTTCCATTATCATTTAAAAAATTTTTTTCAAATTTTGATTTACACTTTTCATATTTACTTACTTCTTTTGAAATAAATTTATTTTGATAAGGAATTGATAATGTTGATTTATACCACATAATATTAAAATTCAAAGACATAATACAAAACTTTTCATCGACTGTCATACTATTAAACATTCTTAATAATTCATTTTCATTATTTTTATTATATACACCTTTAACAAATGCAATAAATGCATATGTTAATCTTTTTTTAATCATTAAAATTTCATATTGGTTATGATTATTTAATAATTTATTTTTTTTTACTAAAGCAATTCCATAAGATGTAATCATCATATATTTTTCTATTTGATATTTAATATATGTATAATTATTCATTTAATTAAGAAAAAAATAAAAACATATTATAATAATAATACTATTATTAAGTATCTATGTTCTTTATATAAATATCTTGTAATTCCATATATTTAGTAATTTCATCTTCTAAATTCCAATCTTTATCATCATCAAATTCTATAATATCATCACATGTAACATTAGGTGACTTTTTTTTAAAAGTACTTGCAGGGCAAGGAAATGATAATGGAATATTAATTGGAATATCATATTTATAAATATAAAATAGGACTACTAATATACAAATTCCAATTAAGATTAACCATTTTTTATTATAAATAAATTTTGTTGTCTTTTCATAATATGAAACTTCTATAGATTCATCTTCGACAGATTTTTGATCCGAAGAACCAATGTTATTTGTATTTACTAATAAATTAAAATTATCCATTTATTAATAATTATATATAATTAAAAAATTTTAAACTTTCAAATCTAATTTATATATTTAAGTAATATTTTTATTTAAATAGTTATTTAGTATTATTATAGAATTTAATTTTACTCAATAAAGATTTTTCATTTTTTCCGCTTTTCAATATATTATATTTACCTTTCATTGAATCTATATAATCAGAATGTAATATATTTTTGTTTTTAAATGCTTCACATTGATAAAAATAAATAAAGAAAAATAAAATTAATAATGTACAAATATTTAAAGTTAATAAAATATTAAATAACATGAGTAAAAATAAGTATTGTATATTACCATAATTAAATTTTTTTATTTATCGTATTATTTTTTTTAATCTCCTCGTAATGCTAAAAATAAACTTCCATTTTCTTTTTCATTTTCAAATACTGGTAGATTAGTATCAGTACGTTCTGCTAAAGATGAATTATCATTATTACGTTCAGAACGTTTAGTTAGATATCTAATTTCATTACCATAATTTGAAAAATTTTCTTTGACATTATTTGAAAAATTGGATTGTTCTTCTACTAATTCATCTATTTTATTATGAATGTCTTTAAATTTACATTTTAATTTATAGTGTAGATTAACTAAATAAATCATTAAGAAAATATGTAGTAATATTAAAGCCATTACTACATATAAAATACCATAACTTAAATTACTAGGTTTCCATTCGAGTTTAGAAGCAATTTCTGTAATATCTTCTTTAGAAAACTTCTCAGACATATTTAAAATTATTATTATAAATTACTTATAAAATTGTTTATAATTAGTATATTATTATTTAGAAAAAAATAAATTTATTTTACTAAATAAGTTTTTTTAAGAAATTTTTAAATTAATTGCGTCCAGCTAAAGCACGTTCTAATTCTTTTTCACCACGTCCATTTTCGAAACCTTCGCGGGAACTGCCAACAGCACTAGTTGCAGATTGTCGAGCTACTTCTACATCATAATCTTGGAAAAATACAGGAACATCACGACTACCAGTTAATTGAGAAGTGGTTACTGGTTTAGTCCATTTGTCAACTTTTTGACGTAATGAATCTTCTTCTTGAGCAGGTAAGGCGGCAATTACATCACCACGTTGTCCAATACCATAATCTGGCATGTTTTGAAAACGCGAAACTCCATAGACTGCTACAAGTCCAATTACAACTAATAATGAAACTATCATAACTACTATGATTAAGATACTTACTATCATTTTGCTATTAGCTTCGTCAGCACCAAAAATATTACTCATTTTTTATAATCTTAAATTCAAGTATATAACTTTTCTATAATTTTATTGATATATAATATAAAATATTTTTTTTAAAAAAAAAGAAATTAATTAATTATATTTTAATTATATTTTAATTAAGTCATCATCATTTTATTTTTTTTCTGACTAATGTCCATAATAGACTTATTTTGAAAGGTAGAGATTTTTATGATTCCTGTTATAACTAACAATGAAAATATAAGAACTGCTATTATTATTATACTTACTATCAATTTATTCTTAAAGTCTACTGCACCACCAAAAATATTACTCATTTTTTATAATTATAAATTCAAGTATATAACTTTTCTATAATTTTATTGATATATAATATAAAATATTAAAAAAAAAATAAATCAATTAATTAATTTTTAATTTTTAATTTACAAACCTTTGTTTGCTTTTTCTAATTCATCTAAACTTATAGCACTATTTTCAAAGTTTTCACGTTCAATCATAACTGAACCATTTTTTAAACTTGCATCAATTCCATAATATTCAGAAAAATTAGGTGGTTCAGGAGTACTGGTTAATTGAGATACTTGATCATTTATTTGTGTAGCACCATATTGTCTTTCTTCTAATGATGATGGAAATGAACCGGTATCATCTCTGCGTTGTGAAAATCGAATACCAGTTCCAAATGGATCATATGGTTTATTTTCAAAAGCACTTGCTACAATTGTAGTAATAACTGCCCATAAAATAATAATAGTTACGAAAGCAAATAACATACCTGCTGTAATATTAATAGTAAAAAGAGTTTTTTTGTACCAAGTAGTCGTTTGTACTGGTGCAATTGGCATCTTATCACCTAGTATTACTTCAATTTCCTTGTCAGCCATTATATTTTTATTTAATTAAAATAGATATCTCAATATTAAGAAATAGTATATTATATAAGAATAAATAAAAAAAAAATAATAAATTAATTATTTTATTTAATTTTTAATTTTTTCTAAAATTTTATTAATTTCTTGTGTTAATTCAGTAGAATTAATATGTGGATTCTTACATTTATCAGGATGAATAATTAATAATAATTTATAAATATCCTTTTTAATTTTTGACCTAGTATTTTCAGTAATAATAACTTTTGTAAGTCTTTTTACTTCCTTCATTATTTCATTTTTTTCATTTATTATTATTTTAGTATAATGAGTTAAACATAAATCTAAATTATTATAATTTTTACTAATTTTTTTTTTACAATTATTAATAGAACAGTATGTAATCGGTATTTTAGTTTCTTTTGATTCTTCTTTAACAGATTCTTCTTTAGCATATTCTTCGGGTTCTTCTTTAGTAGATTCTCCAAGTTCTTCTTTAAATATTTTTTTATTTAAAATATTAAAATGTTTTTTACAATAATAAGAATTATTTAATATATATTCTTCTTTTGCTTTTGTAATACATTCTTTATTTGTTTTAGTAATATATTCACATTGTTTTTTCTGTTCTTTTTTAGATAATCTTTCAAAATGTTTTTTACAATAATATTTATCATTTAAATTATAAATAGCTTTAGACTTAATTGTGCATTGAATATTATGCTTATTGATATATTCACAGAGACTCATTGTAATTTTGTATAATATTAATTTAATTAAATTCAATTTTAAATTTTTAATTAATTAATTAATATAATAAAAATTAAATATTATTTATTTTTATGAGTGAAAACCCAGTTAAGCGTTCAGTAGGGAGGCCAAGACTACTCCAAAAGATTGATCCGCTTCCAAAATTGGGTATTGTTGAAGAACCACAAAGCAATGATAATTTAATTGAATTATCATATGATAATGTTAATATTTTTAAAAAACTTTTTAGTTTACTTAAATTAATGAATGTAAAAGAAATAAATATTCAATTTCATACAAATTATACAAAAATTTATGGAATTGATCATTTAGAAAAAAATTTAATTAATATTAAAATTGAAGCAACTAAATTAAATCATTATTATTGTGAACATCCTATTAATATTACATTAGATCCAAAAAATTTAGATAAGATTACTCAAAAAATTGATAAAAACTATGACTTATTTTCGATTATACTAAAAAAAAATTCATACCGAAATCATTTAATAATTATTCTTAATAATAAAATGTTATCAATTGATGAATCTCATATTATTAATCTAATTGAAAATGATAGCGAACTTAATCAATTATATGATAGAACTGTTGATTATAACTTATATCCTTTAAAATTTGAATTACCCGGAAAATACTTTAAAAAATTAATTAATGACATATCTACATTTAGTGATTTATTTACAATTGAAAAAGTTAATAATAATCCATTAAGATTTATTTATAAGAATATTAATAATACTATTAAAGGATATAATATATGTAAAGACCATTCTAAATTAAAATTAGAATCTACTCTAACTCCAGATGATATCTTTTCTGTTTCTATTAGAATTGATTATATCAAAGCATTAAGTAATTCTTTATTAAGTGATAATATAAAAATTTATGCTGATAAAGAAAATGATATTATTTTTAATTTATTAATCGATAATGGTGTTTTTGAAATTATTATTTATACAGCAATTAATAAATATATTTAAAATTGAATATATACTAATGGATTAATATAATAACAACAATGCAACCTCCGTTTATTCTAATTGAAAATTATTTTAGCATTTGTAATATTTTAACACATATTGAAAAAAATTATAAACTTGAATTAACATCTAATAAAAATTTAAATAATTTAATGATTATTAATTATGATTATAAAATGAATGATTATTTTAGACAAATTGCACAAAATTATAATGGGAATATTATACAATATTTTCCCGATAATAAAACATCAAAATACTTAATTATATTATATGATATCAATATTTTAGAATATTTAAATTTATTTTATTCTAATATTAATATTAATTACCACATTAATAATAAATTATATCAAGATTTTATTAATTTATATAATAATCAATCATTGTATTTAGAAAAAAACTATAGTGAAGAAAAATATTTAATATAAATATTTATTCAAATGAAATTTTTACATTGTTATTACTATTTTCTTTAGCAATATTAGCTAGTTTATCAGCCATAATATTACCCTTTTGATAAATAGTATATTTACTATCTTTATTTTTTTTAGTATCTGCATGACCCCTTACAAATTGAAAATGAATAATAATTTTATTATCAAATAATGCATTTAATAAAATATTAATATAATAGATAATATCAATATTTTTTTTTTCTAAAATTTTATTTTGTTTAATCCAACCATTACTCCATTTAGTAATTACATTAATCCAAAATTCACTATCTGTAATAATTTGATAGAATGTATATCCTGCAGTGTCAACTGGGATTTTATATTCTACAAATTGTAATTTTGGATTTTCAAATTGAAATGTATTAAAATGATTTACTAAAGTTTCTCTAGTAATATTATCAATAATAACAAATTTTAAATACATTAAAGCATAAACAATTGCCAATCCTTCAGCACGAATATTTGTAGGATCGTAATTAATAAATGTCATAGTTTGAACCATTGAATCATTTTTATGAATTTTACAATATTCACCCATACTATTTTTATCATTTGTATAAATTCCAAAATAATTGCAATTATCAAATTTACATTTATCATTAATTCTATTTTTAAATAATGAGTGATAATGAAGATTAAAATTGTTAATATTATAAATTATGTGATCTTTGTCAATTTTTTTAATAATTTTAGTTTCATTCAATGAATATAAATTACTTAATTTATTCTTACATTGAATATAAATTCCAAATGATGAACGTTTTTTAACTCTTTCATGTGCTCCATCAGTAAAAATTAATAATTCATACTGGGTATCATTGTTAACTGTTTTTTCTTTTTTATTAAAAGATTCATTTAATAAATCGTCAATAGCATCAATTGATAAACTCATTATGATTGTTTAATTATTAATCTAAATAATATTTAATTCAATTTTAAATTTGAGAATTAATTATACTGGGGGTGTATCCATTTGATAATATACATTCTTGATTTCTATAATTTCTATATTCTTGAATTTTATCTAATATATTAATTTCTACTTTACGCTCTTGTTTTTTTTGATTTTTATTAAATTTAATATACAGATCACTTAGCATTTTTTCTATTTCTGGTTTTAATAAATCTTTATTATGTATGTCTTCAATTAAATTTATTTTTAAAAAATTAATAAATTTATCAAATATTATATTTTTTTCACTTTTTATATTTTTATGTTTTTCAATATGTTTATTATTAATATTATTTAATAAATTTAATATTTCTTCTATTAATTGTTTATAATTAATAGAATTCCATACTAATTCATTAGTATCTTTATTAATTTCTAAAATTAAATATTCATATATTAAATTATCTATTTTAGGAAACATTAATAATATTTTCAAATTATGATTTTCATATTTTGAAATATTAAAATGTAATGTATCTAAAATAAATATAACTGCTTCTTTAAATAATTGTAATGTTTTATTATAATTTATAATATTTTTATTATTTATTATATCATCAAAAATTCCATATACCAGTTCAATAGATTGATTAGCAACTAATTCAACATTAGAATTTGAAAATGTATTTGTATTTAATGTTAAATTTATTATATTTTGTATATTTATATTATCCCCTATATGAATTGAATCTGCATTAAAAGTATTATTTTCAATATTGAATTTATGTTTTTTAGTTTTTTCATGTCTTGTTTGATCATATAAACATTTAAATTTAATATTACAACATTTACATTCTAATATTTGTTTAGATATATTACATGGTGTTTTTCTATTATTATGAATATTCAATTTAGATGGAGTTGGGAATGATTTATTGCATTTATTACATATATACATATTTTAAATTTTACGTAAATAAAAGTTATGTTTTCGTAAAAAAGAGATTATTAATTATATAATATTTCTTTAATTTATAATATATATTATCACTGACCAACTAAAACACCGAAATTTCGGAAGGGGAGTTAGCCGTCACCCTCGTAAAAATTTTATTTACAAAAAAAAATAAATGTAATGAATACTAATTACTTATTCTTCATCACAAGAATTATTATATTCATTAAAACGTTCATTACATACTTCTGATAATTTATCAAGTAAGTTATCTAATGTGTAGCCAAATTGCAATTCTAAATCATTACCAGTAAATTTAATTTTTTCAACTTCTTTCTTAAGTTGATTTTTATTTTTTAATGTTTTATTAGCAGTAATTTTAGCCTTTTCTAATTTATATTCTTCTTTAATAGTTGCTTTAAATTGTTTAAATAACTGAATTGGATTAGCATTAAAATCTCTTTTAATAATATTGTATTCAGAATATTTACTAGCAATTTTAGATTCATTATATTTTTGAATTCCACGAATAAATTTAAATCTATTAGTTAATTCCTTATGTTGTAATAAAATAAACTCATGGCGATCATGTTCTTCATTTGGTTTAGGAACTGATCTATCAGCAGTATCTTTAAATGCATCTTTAATATCATCCATTGTATCCTTAAGATCATCATTTTGATTTTTAATATCTTCCATTGTATCCTTAAGATCATCATTTTGTTCTTTAGTATCTTTAGCATAATTTAATAGTTCATCAATTTGAGCTTTCATTTCATCTATTTTTTCATCTTTTCCAGATAATAAAACTTTTTGATACATAATTTGATATTCTTGATAATAATAATAACATTCTTCAAGAACTAAATAATAATTAGAGTATTTATTCTCTTTAATAGAACGCATTAAACACCGTTTAAACAATTTTGGTGTTAATTTATATTCTTTTTTATTACCATTAGCACCACCTCGTCCAGTTCTTTTGACTGCGGAACCTTCCGCAGTCAAACATTCAAAATCAATATTTTCTTGAGCATTGAATTTTTCTAAGCAATCTTTAATATCATTACTTCTTTTAGTATTAATAATACCATATTCAATTAACTTTTGATGTTCAATGCAAATTTCATCTTTTTTAGGAATTAATTCTAAGAAATAATCCATAAATGAAATGTCTAATTCAGGATAAAATTGAGATTGAATTTCTTTAAAATATTCATTTAATTTAACATTTCTTAATTTATCACTTAAATAGATGTTAAATTCTTGAATATTAGCAAATTGACTCATTGTGATGTTTATTATGTTATATACTTATTCTTAAAATACTTATTCAATTTTATTTTTAAGATTTAGTAAGTATATTACTAAAGAAGCATTGAAACGAGACTCAAATATGAATATTAATTTAATTGTATGTGCTGATAAGAATTTTGGTATTGGTAAAAATAATACATTACCATGGAATTATTCTAAGGATTTAGAATTTTTTAAAAATTCAACAATTTCTAACAATTCTAAAAAAATTAATATTGTTATTATGGGGAATAATACATATAAATCTATTCCGGAAAAACGCAGACCATTAAAGCATAGATTAAATATTGTATTAACTAAAAATAAAGAATTATATAATTATAATAAAGATTTAAATATTTTAGATACTAAACTAGTATATTTTAATGATCTTATTTCTATTTTATATTATTTAGATAACAATAAAAAATATATCAATGATGTATGGGTATGTGGTGGATCATATATTTATACTCAATTTTTAGAATTACATATTGTAAATAATATTTATTTAACTTCTATCATTAATTCAAATTTTAATTGTGATACATTTTTTCCAAGTAAATATTTAAAATATTTTGAACCAATTGATAGAACAATAGAATCTGATTATAATAAGAATTCACATTCTATTATTAAAGATAAATTACAGTTTACTTCATATTCTTATAAAAATAAAGATGAATTAAAATATTTAACTACTATTTGTAAAATTTTAAATAAAGGAATTTCTAAAATGGATAGAACAAAAGTTGGTACTATATCAACATTTGGAAAAAGTTTTACATATAATATTAGAAATTATAGATTACCATTATTTACACATCGTAAAATGTTTTATCGTGGTATTATCGAAGAATTATTATTCTTTATTTCTGGCAAAACAGATACTAAACTTTTAGAATCAAAAAATGTTAATATTTGGAAAGGTAATACATCTAGAGAATTTTTAGATTCTAGAAATTTAAATCATCTTAATGAAGGAGATATGGGTGCAGGATATTCATTTCAATTAAGACATTTTGGTGCAGATTATATTAATGCAGAAACAGATTATAGTAATCAAGGATTTGATCAACTTAAATATGTAATTGATTTAATTAAAAGGGATCCACACTCTAGACGAATTTTATTTAGTTATTGGAATCCAACTGATTTAGATAAAGTTGCATTACCTAGTTGTTTTTTAAAGGATTCTTTAGTATTAACTAAAAATGGATATATTCCAATTCAAAAGTTAAATCTAGATAATGATAAAGTATATACTCATGAAGGAGAATGGCAAAAAATTAAAAGTGTTTATTCATATAAATATCGTGGATTAATTTATTATATTTCTTGTCAATATAATACCAAATATATTAAAACAACTCCAGAACACCCATTTTATGTAATTGAAAAACAAAATATTGGTTTATTACCATATTGGTGTAAAGCAGAAGATTTGCATAAAGATCATTTATTTTGTTTACCAATTAATAAAACAGAAAAATTAATTAAATTAAATTATGATGATGAATTTAGTAATTATTTATTATCTACCCATAATAGAGAAATTACTTATGAAGATTGTTACTTCTTTGGATATTTTTTAAAAACCGGAACTTATGATAGTAATAATAATTATTATATTTCAATTTCTGATTCTGATTTAATTAATCTACATAATCATTTTGATTACTTTGAAACAATTAGTGAACATAAGAATTTAAATAATAATACATATACAAAATTTAAAATTACAGATTACAAATATTATAATTATTTACATAAATTTGGAAATAAGAAATTTAATAAATTTATTCCAGAATGGGTTGTAAATCTCCCACCTAAATATTTAACATACTTTTTAAAAGGGTTTAATTATAAAAATCAAAATAGATTTATTGTTTATTCTAAGCAATTAGCATATACTCTACAAAGAATTTTTGCTAAAATGCATTTATACTTATCAATTACATTTCTTTCAAAAAACAGAAATTCATTTAGTTTAAAAATTATTAAAAATTCTAAATTTATTGATAATGATTTTCAATATTTTCCGATCAAATCAATAATGAGTAAAACAAAACAAACAGATGTCTATAATCTAGAAGTTGAAAATGATAATTCATATATTGTTCAAAATGTTGCTGTGCATAATTGTCATATTTTATATCAATTTTATATTAATAAAGATACAAATGAATTATCATGTAGTTTTTATCAAAGAAGTTCTGATTTTGTATTAGCTGCTAATTTTAATATTGTTAGTGCAGCTGTTTTAACATTTATGCTATGTCATATTACTGGATATAAACCCGGTAAAATTATTCATACAATTGGTGATGTACATATTTACCAAAATCATATTGAAGAAACAAAAAAAATGCTAAATAATTTTCCATATAATTTTCCAATTTTTCATATTAATGATCCAGATAATAAAATTAAAAATATTGAAGATTTTAAATATGATGATTTTAAAATTTTATTATACAAGAGTTATGATAAATATAATTTTAAAATGGCAGTATAATAATAACATAAGAAAAAAATGATTAAAAAAAAGTGTATTTAAGGATATATTATGATATGAATATTTATTTATCATATATTTTCTTTTAGGTATTATTTTTTTTTTTATTTGCAAATTATGCAGATATATATTATCATTATAATCATTCAATAGTTGATTTCGTGTAATTAATAATAAATTATTAATTTGAATAGAATTATTTGAGCGGTAAATAACTTTATGATAAGTAAACATAGATATTTTAACTAATAATATAACGTTTTGATTCTAATATACTATTAGTTAAATTATTTTTTTTATAAAAAATAATAAATTATCAACATTTAACTGGGTTTCTAAATAAATCTTCTCGACAGTTAGGACAGTTTATTTTAGTATTAAACCACTCAAATAAACAAGTTCTATGGTAATGATGATTACATTTTTTAATAATAGAAATATTTGGATCTTTGTTATTTGATAACTCTTCTAAACAAATACTACAAACTCCAATCGACTCATTAATAAATGTTTTGATATAATTTGGGATTTTATTATTATGAATATATTTGATGTAAGTATTAATATGGAATTGTTTATAATATAATGGTAAAATAGTTCCTAATTTATTTAATGTAAAAGGAAAAGAACGTATTTTAGTATTATAACATTTTAAGATAGATAATTTAGTATATGTTTCAGGAATATTATTGATAGGAGTACAACTAATATTTAAATAATTTAAGTTATAATAATATTCAGATATTTGTTTAATATTATTACATGCAATATCTAAATATTTTAAATTATTTAATCTATAAGATATATACTTAATATTATTTTTTTGACATTTTAATGAAACTAAAGATGAATATTTATTAGGTATCATATAAATATTATTATTATTACAATTTAAATATTTTATTTTACTAAAATTAGGACATAAAATTGTAATATTGCAATTAGAACAATTTAAATGTTCTAATCTATTTAAGGTATTAGGTAATTTATGTATTTTAGTATTACTACAATTTAACTCTTCTAATTTTTGATAACAGCGAGGTAAAATATATATATTATTAAATGAACAATTTAATATTTTAAGATTATTTAACAATGGCAAAATGGTAATATTTGTTTTAGAACAAAATAAATATAGTAAGTGTTTAAATGATGAAGGAATACTTGTAATAGGAGTATTATTGCAATTTAAATATACTAAATTAGTAAGATTGGATGGCAATCTTTTAATTTTAGTATTAGAACAATTTAAATATTTTATATGTTTTAAATTATAAGGTAGTTTTGTAATCTTTTTACATGAATTACAATTTAAATTTTTTAAATCTTCTTTATATTCACCAGTACAAATAATACACATATTTTATTCTAATTTAGTAATTTAATTTTTAAATTACATTTGTAATATTTTATTTTTTAGTTCTCCATAATACACCTCTAAACTTTTCCATTAATTCATCAGTTATTTTAGTATGTGTAAACATAGTATATGGTTTTCCTTTTAATCTAGACCATATATAAAATAAACTATAACTTCCGCAATTTGCAGTATCATATCTTTGATGTTCGATCTCAGTAACTTGTATAAACTTTGCAGGGAAACCTTGTTTTGATAATTCATCAGCCATATTTTGAAAAAATTCATAAAATTCTGTTCTTTCTTTTACATGATTTCCTTTTGTTAAAGGTAATCCAGATGAATTAAAATATTCTATTTGAATTGGATTTGTTGTAAAATCAATAAATATACTAAACCAATGCAATCCACCATTTGTAGATAAATCAGTATTACATACCATTCCAAAATATTTTAAATCACCATTATACGTTAATTTAGACTTTGAACTTCCCGTTATTTTAGATGATAATTCGATTGGAAAATCAATATCTTTAATATTATATAATTTATCATTATGTAAAATGATATCTGAGTTATTTGGTTTAAAGTTTTCTAAATCTATCATATGAATTGTAGAATAATAATAACCAGGATAATTACTTTGAAATTGAAATTGAATATTATCAATTTCGGTATTATTTAACCAATAGTTTTTATCTAAACTGTGAGTTGGTATTTTAAAATTTTTTAAAACTTGTTTATCAATAGCCAGTTTTAAATTTTCATCGTCTGTTTTATTTTTTATTGTATGTAAAATACATAATTCTTGGTCTGGTAGAGATAAATTAGGGTCACAATTTAATGCTTGTGATATTTTAGGAATTATAATATTTTTAGAGTCTGATAATACAACTTCAGATAATGATTGAATAACATTATTTGGTAAACAATTATTTTTATCTGCATTTAAAGCACAAATTGATTTATTATTATTCATTTTATATTAATATTATTATTTATATTATATTAATATAAGTATAATTTTTTATTATTAGACTGTAAAATAATAATAATTACTAAGAAAAAATGACATCTGACATTATACATTTAGATAAAAATATTACTAATTTTCCATCCGAATTAAATAAATTATTAGATAATTTATATAAGGATAATAATGAAATAATTAAAAAAACATTATTTGATTATCAAAGATATATATTTAATTATTTAGTATTTACTGATGCTCGTGGTATTTTATTATATCATTCAGTCGGTAGTGGAAAAACATTAACTTCTATATCAATTGCTGAAGAATTTAGAAAATTAGGCCAAGATATAATTATTTTATCTTCTAAATCTTTACAAAATAATTATAAAAAAGAAATTAAAACATATTTAGATTTATCTAATGGCGATAATACAATTAATGATACTGAACAAATTATTAATCAATATAAATTTGTAACTAGTAATGCAAAAAATATGATCCAGTCATTAGATGATAAATTAACATCATTTATGACTAAATATAAATCGAAAGATGATGAATCAACAATAAATCTAGAAAACAAAGTTATTATTATAGATGAAGCACATAATCTATTTAATTCAATAGTAAATGGTTCAAAAATAGCTAATGAATTTTATGATATTATTATGAATACTCAAAAAATTAAATTAATATTTTTAACAGGTACTCCTATTATTAATAACCCATTTGAAATTGCTGTCGCATTTAATATGCTTTATGGTAAAATTAACGTTAAATCACTAAATAGTAAAAAAAATTATCATACTATTTTACCCGAATATTATTCAGATTTTCAAAAATATTTTATTGATATTAGTTCAAATAGTTTAAAGAATGAAGATAAATTTAAAAATCGTATATATGGATTAGTATCTTATTATGGAGATATGTATAATAATGTAGTTAAAACAATAAAAGATGATATTAAAGTATTGAAAGCAAAAGAAAATTATCCTGATAGATTACCAATTAAAATAGAAACTATAGAAATGTCATTAATTCAAAATATTGAATATATGAAAGCTCGAGACATTGAAAAAAAAGAAACATCGAAATTTTATGGACAAAATGATATTATTGGTTCAAGTATTGTAAAAGAAAAAAATGCAGTATCTACAAGTTATAGAATTAAATCACGACAGTTATCAAATATTTATATTCCAGATGTTCAAGAATTAACTTTGTATAATTTTAATAAATATAGTCCTAAACTTGTATCTATGTATAATAATATTAAAACAAATCATAAAAACCAAATTTCTTTAGTATATAGTACATTTTTAGATTCTGGATTATTATCATTTGTTAAATATTTAGAATTAAATAACTATATATCTTATTCTGATAATTCAGATTCAGAAAAATTACATTATGCTATTTTTTCAGGTCAACAAACTTCAGAAGAAAAAGAAAATATTATTAAAATATGTAATTCTGAAGAAAATAAACATGGAGAATTAATATCAATTTTATTAATTTCTAAATCAGGTGCTGAAGGTCTTGATCTTAAAAATGTTAGATCTGTTCATATTATGGAACCTTATTGGAATTATAGTTTAATTGAACAAATTATTGCCAGAGCTGTAAGATATAAATCACATGAACTTTTACCAAAGGAAGAACAGAATGTTCAAACATATATTTATTTATCCGATTATAATTCTGATTTTTTAAAAAAAGAAAAAGATAAAATTAAAGAAAATATGCAATCTACTAAAAAAATAGGTAAAATAGAATTAACAACAGATATAAATATATTTAAAAATGCAATTAAAAATCAAGAATTAATTCAACAATTTTTAAAAACAATTGCATCAACTTCTATTGAATGTAATTTTTTAAATAAAAAATTATCAAATGGTAAAGGTATTAATTATGATTGTTTTAATTGTTTGGCAAATAATAAACAATTATATTATCCAGATATACATAAAGATATTGAATTATCTAATGCATGTTTAAAAACTAATAAAGTTATAGCTGAGGAAATTATTATTAATGGTGAAAAATTTTATTATACTATAGATTCTGAGTCTAATACAATAAAAATATTTAAATTTAATAATATATTAAATGCTTATCAATTAATTAATGATACTAATACAAGTCAAAAAATAAAAAATTATTTAGATTCAAAAAAATAATGTATAAATTATTGCATAATAAAACAAATAGTAATTATTTTATAATTAATATGAAATTAAAATTTCCCGAATCTAGCGATAATCAAATTATTCATGTAAATTTTAAAAATAATGACAATTCAACTAATAATGATGTAGTATTTAATTATAATAATCTAACTAATAAATCAATATTGAAATTAAAAAATAAATATATTAATGTAATTAGAAAATGGATTCAAAATATATTAGATCAGTATTCTTTATTGTATGATTCAGTATTATATATAACTAATTTAAATTATGATACTATTAGAATTTTTATTTATTTTAACCCACTTAGTTATTCTAATATGGATAATAATTATGCTATTTATTTAACTGATATGATTAAGTATGATTCTTTATGTAAATTAAAGATTCTTGAATTTATTAAATTATTTCAAATAGACAAATTAAATTTATTAATTGATTTAGAATTTGATATTATTAAACCACATATGGATACTGATAGTAGTTCATGTAGTTCAGATGAATCAGATAATACTAATAATTATACATTTAATATTATAGATTATGATTATTTTGATAAATCACATATATCTGATGTGCAACTTAGTAAACAACAAGAACATTTATTTTTACACCATCGATATAATATTATAAAAATAGTTGGAATATCTGGTATTAATAAATCAACATTTTTAAATGAAATTAAGAAAATATCAATAATTGAAAAAGGCAATATATACCCACATAATTATCATAAAAATTATGACACCGAATTACATGTAAAAATTAAAGAAAATAATAAACATATGTGGATATCATATGAAAAAAATACACAACTGCCAAATATTCTCCAATTACTTAATTTATAATTCCCAATAAAAATAAAAATATTTAATATTACTCATTTTTTTTCTTTCTTCTAATTCTCTATTAATTAATTCATTTTTTATTAAATTACATAATTTATTTTTTCTAAGTTTAACATTATCTAAACTAATATTTAATTTTTTACAAAGTTGAATTAATTCTATTTTATCTTTATTAAAACAATTTAATCCCGTTTCAACATTTCTTAAATCTTTTTTTTTATTATTTTCATTTGATAATGGTTTTCGTAATTTAAAAACTATATCAAATCCTAATTTTGTTTTTTCTAAATATCCAATAATAATTTTATTTTCGCTAAAATTAACATTTAATTTATTATAATCTAATTTATTAAACCAATAATTCATTGGATGATAAAATTTAATTTTTTCATCGTACACATGCCCAATAGGTAATAGATAATCAAATATTTTTAAATTTTCATTAGTATTTGTTGATTTTAATTTTCTTTTTGTTAAATAATCAGTTACTTCGGTTACTGCTTGATTATAAAAGTTAAAATAAAATTGTGTATCTTCATAACTACTTGATTGTGATTCTGATGATAGTTGTATTAATAAATTGTTATAATTATAATTATCCGATTCGTCATTAGATATTGTAAAATTCATTAACTTAGTCGATAAGATATATTTGCCATAAATTTCTTGTAAATCCTGATCCATTTTATTAGCAAATATAATAATATTAAATTTATTATAAAAATATAAAAGTTTTAAATAAAAATCATGATGAATATGTATTTGATAATTTTCATTCGTATATAAATTAAAAAAGTATTCTATTATCTCTTCTATTAATTGTAAATGAAATTTATAATCATACTCATAAATAATATTAACTAATTTATTTATATTTTTCTCTTGATATTTTTTAATAAATTGTTCTTTTATAAAATCATAATTATTTAAATTAACATCTTCTTCTATTAATTTATTTATATTAATTTTTTTTTCAGGGATATATTCAAATGTATTATATAAAATATCATATTCCACATTATCATAAATATTATTATCATTTTTAATACGATTATTTAATGGAATCAATACATAAAAATCATTAATATATAAAATAACATTCATATTATTATTCATATCAATAATAAATTTCTCATTAGAATTAAATAAATTATCAATTAGTAATTTATTATTAAAAGTTAAATTATCTTGATTATTTGCTTCATTAATATTTTGTATATAGCTATTAGTTTTATTATATACTAAAAAATCTAATGCAATAATTACTGAATATTCTGATATAAATTGTGTATTTTTTTTTGTTTGGAGTATTGAATTACGTATTGCTTTTAATAAATCTGAATATTTCCATACTTTTGATGTTTCAATAAATAACCTTTTAATTAAAAATTTACAATAATTAATTTCATCTTGGTAATAATAACTTTGAAAAGTGGATAAATTTATTTTATTATAATCTATTTTAATTAATTGATTTTTAGTTAATGGTTTAATATAATATAAATCATTATCATTAATTATATCATAATCTGGAAAATTAATATTATAATTAATATTTCTATCAATTGCCTGTTCTATAAATAAATTAGTTATTTTTTGAATCACCTTATAAATTTCTAATTTATATTTATATTTCATTTCTTCATAAGAATATATATAACTTTTTGTTTTTTTTTGAATAAAATCTGGTATAGTTGAAACTAGTATATGAATATTAACTTTTCTATTTTGTGGTGGTAAATCAATATGTGAATTTTTTCGAATTGCTCTCCCAAAAATTTGAATTAAAGTTGAAATATTATCTGGTTGATGCATTACTATTAAATTTTGTACTGCTTTTAAATTATAAGACTCTTTAATTGCCTTCGAACCCAAGATTAACCTAATTTCTTCTCCATTATTATTATTATTTAGATTAAAACTATCTAATTGTTTATCAATTATATTTTTATGTATTAAACTACTTATAATTATAAATCGTATTGGTTTAAAATCATGATTATTATGTTCTTCATCTCTTAATTTATAACATATATTGCATTTAGAATATTTATTTGATTGTTCATCTAATGGTAAAAATCCATTTATTTTTAAAAATTGTGATATTAAATTAATACCAGATACTTGAATAAAATTATGATAAATAAATATTTTACCTTTATCTTCATTAATAATATTCTTAATAATTTGTAATAATGTAAATAATTTAGTTGAATATTTTTTAATATTATTTTCTAATAAAATGTCTCCAGTAATAGTATTTTTTAATAATTTATCATTATTTATTAATGATATTCCATATTTATTTTTCCATTCGGGTGATGCATTTTGAATTTCTTTAATTATTTCAGTTTTTAAATACATACCTATTTTACTATTTGGTTTTGGTAATACAAAATCATTTAAAAATCTTTTATCTAATTCTAAGTTAATTGGATATTTTGTTAATGTTTTATTAATTAATTTAATTTCTTCAATAATTTCTTCAATATTGGTATCTTCTTCATCATCAACATATTTAATATTTTTTTGAATTGAATATTCTTTTGAAACTTCTTCATAAGTTTTAAAATGTAGATCACTCATTGGACATTTAATAAATTTTAAATAGGGTATATCTTTAATAGAAACACCATGAATTTCTTTAACTGGATATGAAGTAATATCCATATCTTTTAAAAAAGATATCTTACCCATAATATTTTTTTTTATTATTTCATATCCGCTCGATTTAATATTATTATTAGAATCAAATATATCTTTCTTTGATATGGTTAAATCCCCATTTAATAATTTTAGTAAACTAATTATTTCAATTGGATTATTATTTATTGGTGTCGCACTTAAAAATAATACTCTTATTGATTTTCGAGTTTTATAATAATTAAATATTATATTTAATGACATCCCCCAATTATTAGTATTTAATGAATTATAAACATTATGTATTTCATCACATATAATTAATGATTTATCAAATTGTTCTAAGAATTCAATATTTAATCTAATAATATCTTGATCGATTAAATAATTTAATTCGGCCTCAGAATTAATGTTATTTAATTGTAATTTAACATCTAATTGATTTTTAATTATTAATTTATTTACTAACTCTTTATATCCAATAAATTCAAAAAATCCATTTCCTTTTCTAGATTTTAATCGTGAACTATACTTCATTTTTAATTCTTTTAATTTTAGTATATCTGAATTATTATTAAACTGAAGAATTTGTTTTTTTAAATTAGTCATTTCTTTAATTTCATCATCATTAACTATCCCAAATTCAGATCGATTAAATAATTCTTTTTTAAATACATTTTTTGTAAAGCCAATAATATAAATCATTCCACTTTTTTGTGTTTTATCTATTAATTTTTCTTGTTTATAAATATTAATAAAATTTAAAGCTGTGGATAATGCAGTAATTGTTTTTCCAACACCTGTTGAGTGAATTAATAACAATTTCTCAAAATGAGTATTTGGATTAATAAAATGGGTAACAAATTGTTGATAATTTGTTAATTCTAATTTATTTGTTTGTTGAATTAAACTATCTAATGCAGTGAGATTAGAATTATTTTGATTTAAATATTCATTTTCTATAAATTCTTTTCTTGCATTTAAATCATCTTCAAATTTTAAATCATCTATATTTAAATATGCCATTTTGAATAACTTATTATATTTATATGATATAGACGACTATTATAATATTATTTATATTATTATATTAAATCAAAAAAAAATAAACAGTAAATATAAAATTTCATTTTAGAATCTTTTAATTTGAAATATTATTTTTCTTGATTGGGTTATTATAATTCTAAGTTTCCACTTATTATGAATTAAATATTTCAGAAAATTTTTTCCAGGTTTTGTATTAAAATAATAAACAATTTTATACAATGCAGATATAATCATTTTATAATAATCTTTTCTAGTTAAGAAAATAATTGGAAAAAACTTCTGGTTTTTAATATGTAGAAGTTGACTATTTTGAACTACAACAGTGAATGGAATTAATTTTCTCAATTTAGCAATTTTTAATCTCAATTTCATTTCTTTAATATTATTCATAAAATTATTTTTTATTAGCATTGTTAAGTTATAATTACTTTAAAAAAATTCAATTATTTTTTTATTAAGTTTATAAGTAAGTTACCAGCCAAGAAATGCTAAATCATTTAATTGTAATAAATTTACTAATTGTTTAAAATGTTTATTATAATTATTAGTAAGTATTGATTGCTCTAATATATGTATAATAGTTAAATAGTTATTATGTGATAAATATCGAGCTCTATATTTTAATACTTGCTCAAAAAATAACTTTCGATATTCTTTAGGATAAAATATAATATAATAATTTCTAATTGCTTGTAAATTATCTTCATCTAAATATTCAAATACCATTTGTAAATAGAATTTACGCTTTAAATAAAAATTTTCAATAATTCTAACTTTAGAGTTCATAATATCTTTAGATTTTTTATAGTGAAATTTATTAATAAATATTTTTTCTGGAATATTTAAATAAGAAATAATATTATAACTAATATAGGTATCTTCAATCATTGTTTAATAATTAATAATATTAATTCAATTTTTTAATTATGGATATTTTGCATAAATTAGATTTATTAATATCTATTGAAAATATTAATAGTTACCCCTTTAATTTAAATAATAAATTAAATGATAATATTATAGAAACAAAAAATGAGGTTGAATTAGAATATATTAATAATTTTTCAATACCTATTTTTATTAATACACAAGAAAAAAAAATAAAAGGATCTTATGAAAATACAATTTATATATATTAATTGCAATTATTCAAATTTCAGATTATCTAATTTTTTATCCAAATCTTCTTGTTCATCTTCTGATTCATCTTCATATTCAACTTCATCATTTGAAGTTGCTTGAGCAACCGGAGCAGGTTTCCCCATCATTAATTCAAATTCAGAATCATCAAACATATGATTATTATTTGACATACTATTTTTGTTAGATTTAACATATAAATTACGAGATAGTTTTGTATTTAAATTAAAAGATTGGTTTGACATAACTACTTGCATATAAATAGTTCCAGAAAGTAAACTATTAACTGTAATAAATTTATGAACATTTGAATTATTCATAATATTTTTACTTTCATCAGTTGCAAGTTGTGGCTTTTTATTAATTACATTCTCAAGATCATAAATATTTAAATCAAAATCTTTAATATAAAATGGTTTATTATCTCTTTTGTATGCAAGACCATCTAGAACTTCTAGTTTCTTTTCTTCTTCAGCATTATATCTTTTAAAGTTAAGACCTAACCAAAGCATTGGATTATCTAAATTTACATTTACATTATCCTTATTTTTTGCTTTCTTTTGAAGAGGTGTTTGTGGTTTACAATTTGGTACAATAACAACATTTGCACTATTAGCATCATCATCTTCATCATCATTAATAATTCCATTAGTTTTCATATCTTTTACTTTTTTAGTAAAAGTATTACAAATTAATTCCATTGCTTCACCAAATTTTGATTCTGCATTGGTAGAATCTTCTTTACGAAGGGCTACTTTTAATTGCTCAAATTCACGATCAATTGGTGCTTTAATTTTCCCTGCTACAGTTAAATTGATAAGTTTGATAATTGGAACAACTTCTTGTCCATTTTCTTTTTTAATTTTTAATTGACAGTATTTAACAGTTTTTGCTTGATTTTCTTTAATTGTTGTTAAATCAATAATGATAAAATCATCACCATAAATGTTATAAGATTTAATAACATCTTCTGGATAAAGAATAGATTGATTCATATTGTTTATTATTCTTTTGATAACTGAAAGTTAATTTATTATATTACTGTATATAAAGTTATCTTAAAATATAAATTCAATTTTTTTTTATTAGCATTATTGAATTTAAAATTGAATTAAATATTATTTAGATAATATAGTATAAGCATTATTATTCAATACAAGTATTAATAATGTATCCTTTTGTTAAATGCCCAACGTGTAATAATTCTTTAGGAGAATATGCAGATTTATATGAATTATTAAAAAATAATATTTATGAGGAAGAATTAAAAAAAATATACAAAGATAATTATAACCCTAATCAAATTGAAATTGATAGTTTGGTTAATGTTAAATTAACTGAAATATTTGAATTATTGCATATTCAACGTTATTGTTGTCGTAGAATTTTAATTACTAATGTTAATTATGATTCTCTATTGTATTCTTCGATTAATAATTAAAAAAAAAGAATTTAACGTTAACTGTTAGATTATATTTTTTTACTATTGATAGTATAATTATAAGTATGTTTTTAATTCTTCAATTTGTTCAGCATTTAAACCACCGACAAAAGATTCTAAACTAAAATCTAAACCACCGCAAGACATTTTTTGAACACCATCGCGATTCGATCCTCCGCAAATATATAAAGAATTATTAGAAGCACTTCCTGCTCCGCTAATTGTATTTTTAATTTTTTTCATAATATCATCATTATATGGGGTATATAAAAATGCATTCGATTTAATAAATTGTGTAATTAATTTATAAATTTCACTTTGTAGTAAATTAGATTTTGGGACATTATTAAATAATACTAAACTTTTTTTAGGGCTATCCCAATCTACTAAATTTAATGTCATAATATCTTCACCATCAAAAACTACTAAATCTGAGAAACGGAAACGTAATTCATCTTCAAGTAATTTATGGTGATCATCTTTATAGGCTTTTACTACATCATTAATAGTATCTTTTAAACCAATTGCTTTAATTTCTTTACGTTTTTCAATAATATTTTTTAATTCTTTATTATCATAATTATTCGAAGACATTAATTCACGAATTAATTCAACACTTTTAACTGGTGATTTATAAGCTTTATTAGCCCATTTGTTAAATATGGAATCTGGTATATGTTTACCACTCATACGTGCACTTGGTTGTACTAATAAATACCAACTAACAACCATATTAGGATCTAATAATTTGTGAACAGATTCATATACTTTTGTATCTTTACTTTTAACAAAAGATAATAATGAATTGACAGCATATGCAAAAAGTTTATGATCTTGTTCTAACATATAATTATTAATTAATTCATTAGTTACTTCTACACGTCTGGCTGATTCTTTAGAACCTTTTACAGTTTTCTTTTTTGTTTTTTTACTTTCAGTTGCTTCACCTTCTTCTGGGAAAGAATCTGTATCAAATACCATAATATCAGAATTCCATTTATTGAATTTTTTAGATGGGGATACTTTTAAACCTTTTACAGTTTTACCATTAAAAGAAACATATGAATTACTAGTTACAACTGAATCATGATATCCTTCTAAAAATAAACTTTTTAATTTAGTTAATGCTTCATCAGCATCACCTTTATCAACCATTCCTTGTAATTCACCAACCATTTTTGATGTTGGATTTAAAAAGGTTTTTTCACCACGACCTTTAAATAATCCATCAGCACATAAGTCTTCAATAACTGAGACTAGGGCGGTATTATTATCCTTTACAAAACTGAATAAATTACAAAATTTTTTACTCATATCTTTACACTTTGCAAATATTAATCTTATTTATAATTTATATGTATATTAATTAAATTATAATTTTTAATATTTTTTTATTATAATTTAATTAATTATTATAATAAATTAAATTATTTTTTTTTTAAAAAAAAATAAATTTGTTATACACTAATTTATTTTTTCTAAATTTATTTTATTTTATATTAAATTTTCTAATTTTATTTTTTTTTAATTAATAAAATAAAATATACAAGTGTAAATAAAAAAATATTAATAAATAATTAATTAATTAAATTAATTTTCTTTAATGGTATAAAAAAATAAAATTAATTTAATTAAAATTAAAATATTTATTATTTATATATTGACGTTAAATTCCAAAAAAAGAATTCTATAAACTTTTATATTTGTTATTATAAAAATGTTTGGCAGTATTGAATCTTCCTCACATATTGATTCGGTTGGAGCCTTTGAATCACAAAATTCTAAAATTGCTGGTATTGTAAATGAATTATCAACTATTTTTAATGGTAGTGGTCTTAATCCAAGTACTAAAATAACCGGATCTTCTGAAAGTGGCTTTTCTATTCAAGGAGGTACATTTGTAGCCGATCCTAAAGTACATGCTGGATTAGCTAATAAATTAGATGAAATTTATAAAGCACCTTGCTCTGTTGGCTCATCTGAAATTAGCGGAGGTAAAAAAATGTCCCGTGAAGTAATGGTTCTTAAGAAAATTAAAAATTCAGTTACTAAAACTAAAGATGAATATAATAATCTTTCTACCATGGTTCAAACAAAAGTTCAAAATTTAGATTCATTAAAAGATATGTTAGAAAAAACTTTTAATCGATTATATGAATTAGCTAAAGAAGATCCTAAAAATAATATTCATGCAAATCATATTCTTTCAGTTCAAACAAAAATTATGTTAGAATTCGATCGACAATTAGGTATTTTACAAAATATTTTAAAAGTAAATATTAAACCAACTCATCAAAATTTAGTTGAATTACTTAAAAAAAATGAAGATTTTACTACTCTTGCCGAAACATTAGGAGTTACTTATGGTGATGAAACTGCAAGTGATCGTTTAGCATTAGTTTTTACCAATGTAACAGATACATCTATAATGGCTCAAAAAGTTAAAGAAGCTCTTAAAGAATTAGAGATGTCTGTTTCAGAATATAAAAATATTAAAAATTCTAAAGAATTATCTGATGCTTTATATAGTGTATTTAAAAAATTTAATAAAAAAAAATTAGATACTACTCAAGACCTTACTAATATTTTAGAAGCCATGAACGTTCTTAAATCATCTCAAGGTGATCATGATGAAATTATAAAAGCTTTACAAAAATCTGGACGTAAAGAAAAATCTACCTCGGATTCAGAAAGTGAATCTAGTTCATCTAGTTCATCTAGTTCAAGTGATTCTGAAAATGATAAGAAATCAAAAGTTAACGGTAAAATTGATGGAGGTGCATATGACAAAGAAATTGGTCGTCAAGTAAAAACTCGTCTTAAATCTAGTCTTGCAAAACGTGTTCAAGTATATGAAAAAACAATGAAAGAATTATATAAAACATTTATGAATCAAATTAATAATAAGTTTAAATCATTAGTCGCTATTATTGATTTATTAACTACTAAAGTAGGTTCTGAAATTTCTTATGATGATGATCTTAAAGATTTTATCAAAATGTTTTTAGGATTTAATGAAAATATTAGTAATGAAAAAATCTTTTATTCGCTTATTAATTTAGATTATAGTATTGCTGGAAAAGAAATCCGTAGTCGATTTATTGATACATTAGATAAAATTATTGCCGCATCTACTAAATTAAATAATTATTCAGTATTTAAAGATATTACTTCTGAATTAAAAGGATTAAAAGATGTAATTGATACAATGTCTGATACTGTTTTAAATCTTAAGAAAGCTGAAGAAGAAAAAAGTGGTTCGAGTGATTTTATGTGGACTGATAAATTAGTCGAGCAATCATTTTCAATGAATAATATTAAATTAATGAAAGAAAGTATTAAACGTTTAGCATTCTACAGTAAAGTTGCTACTATTAAAGAAAATTTACATCGTATGAATAAAGAACAAAAATTCTATCAAGAAGATTATGATCAATTACTTGGTAAATCTATTGGTTTAAAATTAACTGAATTACAAAAAGAATATGTTGAAAATGTTGATCGATTAAATGATAAAACCCGCGGTCGAGGTCGTTTATTAGAAGAATGGAATTCTGGTGAAGGTAAAGATGCTAAAAAATTCCTTCCTCGTGGATTAGTTGAAACTATTTACAAATTACAATATGAAGCAAAAGATGGATTATACCGTTCATTAGAAGCTATTGATTTATATTTAATGAATTTTACTGAACAATTATCAGCTCACCCTGAGGCAGTAATGGATTTAAATAAAATGCTTGAACAAACTGATATTATTGCTAAATGGTTTACTAAAAAATCAGTTGGTAACATGATTGATTTATTAGATAATCATATTGATAAAAAAGTAAATGATGAAGATAAATTCTCATCTACTACTTATCCATTTACACTCCCTCCACTTTTACAAAATGCACCATTAGTACAAGAACAAATTAAAGTTGCTTTTGAACGTACTAAAAAATGTATTGATTCTATTGCTGTATTAAAAAATATTATTTCTATGTTTATTCATTTAGGTGAAAAATATGGTAATGTTAATTTAACTGAAAAATTACATATCTCACCTAATCTTATTTATAAACATTTAGTTAAATATATTTGGGTAAGTGCATTTACTATGGGTTATGAAACTGGTGGTGGTAATCGTGGTGATGCCAATAAAGATAACACCAATAAAGGTTTATATGAACCAGAAACTGGTGATTTTGCATCTTTCTTCAATGTATTATTTACTACTCTTGTAATGCCATTAGATACTTATAAAGAAGTAGAATCTCGAGTTTTACCTGTTTTAAAAGCTGAAACCGCTAAAACAACTGATCAAGATGGAGCACTTATTGATTTAATGAATCGTTTAAGAAAAGATGTATTTATTATTGATGATCGTTATTTTATTCTTGGACTTAAAGCGATGATTGGTAAAATCTTTACAGTCGTTGATACTCATACTTTATTAACAACACCTGATACATTAGCACATATTATGCGTAATCCTGTCCGTATGATTATTGGTGCTGGTAATGTTGAAGTTATTCCAGAAGCTATTGAATTATATATTCGTTTACCATTACTTGTTGAATTTTATAAATCAATTTTTGAAGATGGTAATCAAAAATATAAAAATAATGTTGATAAAGATAGTGAAGTTGAAGTAATTGCATACATTCCTGAAATTGGTACAGTATGGAGCGGTCTTATTCAATGTATTTTTGATGAATCAAAATATATTAAAGATGGTATTTATAGTATTACTAACATGAAAGATATTGTTAATGAAGTTAATAAAATTTACAATTCTTATAAATCAACACCTAAAGATAAATTAGTACGAACTGTTGTTTTAGATTTAGTATCTGAAATTAATCGTCGTTATGGTATTCTTAAACAAAAAGATATTGCTGAATTTTACCAAATTAAAAAGAAATATGTTAAAAATGTTGTTGACTCGACATTAGAAGATAATGTAAATTTTGATATCTTAGATGAAAATAATGAATATGAACGTGCTGGTCCTAGTAGTAAATATGTAGAAACTTCATTTAATAAATATACTAATGATTCATTAGTTTTTACTGATATTAAATTAGTTCGTGATTTCCGTAATAATATTTATGAACAATTATTTGGTAATAATGAAGTTGTCAAAGACTTATCAACACAAACATTTAATGAAAAAATTAAACATTATAAAAAACAAATTATCTCTACCGATTCGGCTGATAATAAATTTGAATTAATTGCTCAAGCAATTGACCAATCAAGTAATATTAATGCTTATAATGTTGATGTATATTTATTATTTCACGAATGTGTAATGAATTCAATATCACTTTTTGATAATATTTCATATTATATTTTAGATAAAATAGTATTATTTACAGATATTTTATTAACATCCCCTGATTCTTCAAAATTATTTATTATATCTGAATTACATAAATATTTCCATGATGGTTCATTATTTAAAGTTAAACAAATTTCAAATAGTAAGATAATTATAGATTTTAGTAATTTACAAACTATAGTTGAATCATATATTGAAAATATTAAATATATGATTTCTAAATTTAGAAATCTAATATGTATTGAACTTATTAATAAATATGAAAGTTCTCTTTATAAACTTGAAAATCGTATATTAAATATTATGATTAAAAATGATTCATCAGCCGAAAATTATGAAGAAAAAGAAACATTAGATTATTTAAATACTAAAATATCTGAATTTTTTAATGATAAATCTAAAACTTATAATGTTAATGAATTATATCAACATATTATGTTTGGAACAAATGAAGTTAATGAATTAACATCTAGACCAAGTCCATTATTAACTGATATTAATCAACAATATAATGCAGCAACTAGATCATGGACTGCAAAAAATGTTACCTATTCTTCCTATGTTATGGATGCTACCCCAATTTCTGATAATTCATCTTTTAACAATAAATCAATATTACAAAAATTTAATATGTTAGTATTTACTTATATTGAACAATTTTATAATACATCTACTAAAAAGATTTATACTAAACTTATTGATGAATTTGCTAATAAAGCTATGAGTGCACTTGTATTTGAACAAGGTGGTATACCAGATATGTTTGGAGATGGTGTAAAATTAGCACCTGGTTCATTAAATAATTCAGTTCTTTCTAATTCATCAGCAGTATTAAGTATGACTAATGTTATGACATTACGTACATTATTAACACGTACATTAAATATTCAATTACCAGTTAAATATCATTTATTAGATGTTATTAATGAAGTATCTACTGTACAAATTGAAAAGTATAAAGCATATTTACCTGTATTTGTAACATATTTTGAACATTTAATTGAAGAATGTGTATTATATAAAAAATTATTAGATAATCCAGAATTTGCAGCACAAGATGGTACAGGTGCCGCTGAAACAAATGTTAGCCAACTTACTGATAGTGATTTATATAATTTAAAAGATGATTTTGGTAATGTTATTAAATTCCAAACTACATTTATTAAATTAGATGATTCTAAATTTGATACATATAAATTACAATTTCATGAAGTATTAAATAATATTATTAATGGATCACGTGCATTAGTTACAGATGCTAATAATGTATTAAGTGAATTAAATTACACTCCTCAATTTGGAAATATTAGAGATAACTTTATTAAAAACTTTTATAACAATAATCGTCAATTACCATATATGCCTGTTTCTATTTTAACACCAATTATAAATTCTGAAGATAATATTATTAAGAATTTATTACCAATTCATTATATTAATTCAGATGCTAATAAATATATTTATGGTACTAATTATATATTAAATAATTCATCTAAAGATGAAAATGAAGATATTAATAATTATTTATGGCTTAAAGAACAATTAAAAACATATAATAATGGAGTATTATCAACTAATAATGTTGAAGTTAAAAAAATGAATCAATTATTAACTTTAAATAAAAGTATTGTTAAATATGGATATATGTCTTATCATATTCATAATAATTTATATTTTAGTAAAGTAGAATCAACAAGAAGATTAGGACGTGGTGAAGTAGATGGTGGTTATTATTTTAATAGAACAGAAACAAAATTAAATGATATTATCAATCTTATTGAAAATCAATTAAATGAAAATAAAAAACATAATATTGTTAAAACTTTAATTGGTACTACTTGCACTCAGGATAAATCACTTGGTGAATATAATTTAGATCGTTCTAAAGCTCGTATTTTAAATATTATTGATCTTAACATTAACCCAATTAATGTACATGCTTTAATGAGAGAAGTTCCATTAGTTAATATTTATAATTATGCTTTTACTTTTGATAATATCATTAAATCATTTGTATATAATGTTGATCCTGATAATTTAACAACTTTACCTTCTGATGAATCAGCTTCACTATTTAAATTAAGTTGTTTATTACAAGATCCATACTTTATTGATAATGGTTCTAATCCTCGTGCGGTATTAAAAGATGCATTAGATATGTCATATAAAGCAACTACTCCAAGTACTTCATATGATCCTAATAGTTCTTTATATCTTGCTAAACCAAAATATACTCATAATATATTTGAAGAATTAAATACTAGATATTCAGCAACTACAAATAATGAAACTGGTACTTTATATCATAATAATAAATTTTTACGTAATATTTTATTCTTAGTAAATGCTCAACGAGTCATTCGATTAAAGATTAAGAAAGCTGTATACCGCATTAATACTAATGTTGTATCAGATAGTAATATTCTTAATATGCGTATTACTGATTACCCAGAAGCATCTGATATGCAACCTAAAGATGATGAATTTGAAATTACTGATTTATTTTAAATTAATTTAATAAAAAAAATATATATTTAATATTATTTTTTTTAATAGTATAAAGTATATAATTATGTTTTTTAAAATTAAATGTTACATTAATTATATTAAGGATAATACTATTAATGTATCTATAAATGATCCTAATGAATTATTGCGGTTTCAAAAAAATTTAATAAAATTATATAAAAATCCTGAATATTTTGATTATGAAAAACAAAAATTTAGTATTAAAATATTAAATACTACAAAAATTCAATTAAATACAGATTATAATTTAATTAGTGATTTACATGGAATATCAGTTATTATTAGTGGTTCATCAAAATATTATTGTTTTTCTGTAGATCATGAAGTATTTGATGAACAAACTAATTTATTAAAAACTGAAAAAAAAGTAATCAGGGGTTATACATTATATGCAAATAAAATTATTAATGATATAAGTTAAATACATCATTATTTTTTTTTATTCATAATAATCGACAGTTTCGATATAATGATAAAATAATAAATAACTATTTGGGGTTGATTTAAAATTATCTTTTTGATAGGATGTATCATTTAATAAATAAATATCTAATTCTTTATCATTATAATTTTTATATTCATGATTTTTTCTAATTGATTTTGCAATATAGTGACCAAAACTTTGTGTTCCGGAATGATTAATAGTTGAAATCATTTTATATTTATAACAATTATTTAATGTTTGATTTACAAAATATAATTCTATAGGATATTGAAAATTATATTTTTCTTTATATTTATTTAAATTAATTATTATTATTGTTGGGACAATTGTTAATCTATTAATTTTAATATTTGTTGTTGAATTTTTACATTGTAAACATTCATAAGCATCTAATTCTGAATAATTATTTCTAATAAATTTATTTAAATTTGAGAATTTTTTATCTATATCATATTTTAAAAAATTATTATTAATTTCATTTATATCAACTTCAAAAAATATAGAAGTATCATTTTTTATATTAATTATATTTTTACAGTTTTTACAGTATATATCGCATTTATATTTATGTAAAAATAAATTATTTATATAAGTATCATTAATAATATCTAATAATATTATTAATAATTCTCCTGAATCTTCCTGATCATATCCAAATTTATTATTTTTTATTTTTATATTTTGTAAAAATTCATTAAATAATAATAGATTATTATTATCTACTAAAAAATTTGAATGATGTTCAGAGTGTATATATTTTTTTAAAATAGTTATATAAATTGTAATAAAATTATTATTTTTAAATTTTTCTTCATTATATAATAAATATTCTGTTATACTAGTACAACTAAGCAATGTTTGTATTAAAGAATTAAAATAACATATTATACTATTATTATATAATCCAAATGGATAAACTAAAAATTTTGATTTAAATTCTATTAAAGAACTCATAAAAGTATTGAATTTTAATTTAAATATTATCTAATATTACTTATATAATTTTAACTTCAATATTTACATCTATTTAATTAAATCAACTAAGTTTTTAAATTTAAAATTATTATGTCGGACACTTTAAGTATTGAAATTTCAACACCTTCCAATAATTATACTCAAAGAGCTTCTATTCAAGAAAACTTAACAAATTATTTAACATGTCCAAATACATTAGTTAAAGAATCATTATTTGAATTCTTTGGTATGTATTTATTTATTACATTATCTCTTGGTAATGTTGCAATTTATTCATTATATCCAGAAGCCAATTTAAATTGGACTGGTCTTTCATTCTCATGGGGTTTTAATTTAATGTTCGGTATTTATCTAGCTAGTTTTCAATCTCCTTCGCATCTTAACCCTGCAGTCAGTTTATGTATGTACTTATTTAAACATTCTATTACACTTAAACAATTAATTTGCTATTCAGTTTCTCAATTTTTAGGGGCATTTGCTGCAGCTGCTACTGTTTATGGGATTTATTATAATAAATTAGGAGAAGAAGATACTTATAGTAATGTATTTACTACATCTGCAAATAATGCTATTACTGATTACGCTGCATGGTTTACTGAATTTTTAGGTACTGCTTTACTTGTTGGTGGTATCTTTATGCTTATTGATCATAAAACAACCAAAGATCATTTACCAATTTATATTGGATTATGGTTAAGTACTTTAGTATTTGCTCTTGGATATCCAACAGCATTTGCTTGGAATCCAGCACGTGATTTAGGTCCTCGTGTATTTGCTGCATGTGCTGGATATTCATCATTTTCTTATACTGATTATTATTTCTGGATTCCATTAACTGCTGATTATATAGGTGCTGTATTTGGAGTTTCTGTATATGAATTTTTAATTAAACCACAAACTAATTAATAAATATAAATATGGATAATAAAACTTTTAACCTAAGTCTTCCTCTAATACTTATCTTACTTCTACTTCTACTTCTATTATATTTGTTTTATGCATTACTTAAATTCTTATATAAAAAAATAAAAAATTATTATTCTTAAATTTATAAAATATTATTAATTTATAATATTTTTTTTACTGATGTAATAAATTCTTTACTTATTTTAAAATATCAATCCTTAAATAAATTTTTATAAAACCCAAAATTACACCCTCTCTTTGTTTGTATTAATAAAACTATATAAATAATACAAATATGGAAACTCATAGCTTAATTTAATTGTTTACTGATAATTTAATTTAATTTAATTTAATTATATATTTTAAATTAAATTTATTTTTTTTTAACTAATTTTATATTTATAAATATATAACTTAAAAAATACTTTTTAATAATTACATTCATTGTATTATATAATTAAAAAACAATGGCATTTTTAGATATTTATACAGTTGATGAAAATAAAGATAATCCTTCTTCTATGGGTTCTAAACTTATAAAGTTTATTGATACTAATAAAATTTATATTTTAATTGTTATTTCTATTGTAACATTATACTTCGTTTTACTAAATTTTGGCCTCGATGCTGCAGATTATGCTAAAAAACAACCTTATGAATCAGTCGATCAGCAAAATATGCCAGATACTAAGACTCAACCAGAAAATGAAACTCCTGAAGAACAACCTACAACCGAAACTCCTGAAGAACAACCAGAAAAAGCTGACCAATTTACAAATAAGGAACCATTTACAAATGATTTACCATACCAATTAAAAAATGAAACTTTAAATATATCTCCAGATTTAGATTATAATGATTTCTTACAAAAAATGTCTTTAGATAAAGATGTTATACAACAACACAATCAATATGTTACTGATCGTAATAAAATAACTTCAACTGCTTCCTTCGCACCTTCTCGAAGTGATAGTCAAGATATTGTTACTACTTGGGGATTAGCTAGACGCACATATATTCCAATAGATCCTTCTGCTCGTAATATTCCAAGCCAAGATCCAGAACAAGGTTCTAAACCTGTTCGATTACAATGGAATTAATTTGTAATAAAAAAAATATAAAACAATTAATTTATTTTATTACAAATTAAAATTTGAATTTCTCAAAATCTTTAGGCTTTGGGATATAACTAGAATTTGTAAATTTTTTATCATAAATCTTATTATAGATAATTTCATGAATTAATTTATTTTTTTTTGTTGCTATTAATTTAATATAATTATCATAAATTTCATTAAGAATATTTATATCTACTTGTAAATATAAATCTTTATTTTCTAAATTTAGATTTATTTCTGTTTCATTTACTAAATCATTTAAATCTATATCTTTATCTTCTGAATCACATATATCATCTAACTTTTTTTGATTTTTTATATGAGTAATAATATTAATAATATTTGCATTATCAATATTAAATATCTTATCTTGTAAATTATGTTGATTTATCATATTTAATAAATTATCTAATTGTTTATTAAATGTATTTTGTAAATATTCTTGCTGTTTAATGTAATAAGATTTATTTTGTTTATTATAAATCAAATTTAATCTATCAGAATCTCCATACTTTGCTTTAATCACTAGATTTGCATAATATTCTAAATCATCAAACTTTTGTAAATAATATTTAATATTATCATTTATCATTTTATAAATATTTGATTCATCACTTTTACATTGCGTATCTAATAATATATTAAATTTTTTATTATATACCTCATTTTTTTTTAATTTATATTGTTTATTTACTTCTTTATATAAATTTTTAAAAATGTCCTTTCTATCAGTATATGTATTATTAAATTGATCAACTAACTGTGTAATATATTTTTTACATTGATTTAATGTTTTATCATCATCTATTATAAATTTATTAGTTTCTACATCTAATATTTGAATTTCAAATTCAGAATCATATGAAATTAATCTTGCAAACTGTCCATTAATTTGATTATCAAAATAATATTTTAAATCTATATCATAATTATATTGTTTTACAACATCAAGATATTCCATTTTATCTGCCTTTAATAAAGGTATTTGTCTACCTTTATAATCATATTTATATGGATATCTTTTAATAATCACATAACTAAAACGCTCACCAGGAGTTGGAATTAATTTATTTTCTTGTTTCATTCTATCTACAAAATTATTTAATGTAATATTCTTCTTTTCAGGTTTCCATACTCCTGTTTGAATAAAATCTTCCAATCCCCATTTTTTAGTAAAAATCTCTTTAATTTTGTCATTTACCAATTCTCTTAAAGTTTTTGTATTATTTAAATCCATTGACTTCCACATTAAATCCATACAAATAATTTTTAATAATTCAGATACTCCACGTTTTTTAACTTCTAATCCACGAATAAATAAATCTTTTGGTTTAAAATTTGGTAAAGTCTCATGTGGAATTCCAAAATACTTTTTCTTAGATAGAAATGCTAAAGGATATAATACCTCTTCATAACTCATTTTTAAATATTTAGTTCCATTATTATTGTACAAATAATCATTTACTTTTACTTTAATATCTTCAATTGCTCTAAATGTTGTTGTTACTAATTTAGTATTATATTCTTCTTTATCAATTTTATTACTATAATAATCTTTATCTAAATCTAAATAATATGAATCCGGGCATGATATATATAATGAATCTGTATTATGTACAACTAAATTACCAACACCTGCCGCAAAATGATGACTCGAAGTTTCTAAATCATATACGTAATCATTTGAGTATCCTAAAAATTCAATATTTTGAATTATATTGCCATCAAAAATTCTTTCTTTAATTACTTTTAATCTATATACACAACTTTGTTTTAATTCTGAAAATGTATCAATTAAAACATTAAATCCTAATTGTTTAAAATAAAGATAAAATGTTTGTGCTTTTAATTGCGTATAACAATAAATATAATCCATATTTAAATAATATTCTAATGAATAATCTAACTTAAATGTATATTGTGATAAATTAATATTATCCCAAGTTAATAATTTTGTTTCTTTTGAACATTCTTCCGGTTTAATTTTTTCTTTTTTATCATTCAATAAACTATGGTCTTCAGTTACTACAATAATACTATTAATAGTTGTTATTCTATATAATTTCTTATTAGTTTTATGACGAATTACTTTTTTAATCTTAGTCCATCCATTTTCAGTATATACTTCTAATTTATGTTTTAAAAAGATATTTGGTCTAATATATTCTTTATCATTCGACTTATAAATATAATATTTTGAATATGATTCACTTATTTGAGTTGTAGAATTTGTCCAACAAAAATCTTTAATATTCATTAATTCAATATGTTTTTTATTATACCTAATTAATATTGGTGTTTCTCCAATGACTGAATCACCATAATATACTTTATGACCTAAATCTTCTACATATTTTTTAATTAATAGTAAATTGTATTGTCCTGCGGAAGTTACACCACCTGCAAGTGGCAGTTGAAATAATGGTGAATTTTTATTTCCCATTTCTCCATAGAAAGTATTCATAAACACTTTTAATGCTTTCTGTTTAGTATCACAATATTTCAGTTTAAATAAACATTCTTTATATTCTAAATTATCAATATAATCTCTTTCATATTTTTCAATATGTTCTTTCTTATCTTTATATATTGCTAATTCTTTTTTCATTTCCGCTCGTTGTTTAAATAGATCTCTTAAAATTGTTGGATATAAACCAAACATTGTATTTTCTTTATTTGATTCATCATGTCTAACTGTCCATCCAATAATATCTTTACTATGTTTCTCACCTAAATAATTCTCATAATTATATTCAAACTTTATATTATGGATATTATAACCTTTCTCTTGTAAATTATCTTTATAATCATCATCTAGAATTAAATATTCCGGTGATAAATTATATGCCATAATGAGGCTTGGATATAACGAGCTATAATCCAAACCACTCACAGGGTATTTTATAGGATTCTCGCTTAAATAATGAATATATTTTTTAAGTATGTCTTTGATAGCATTTTGACTAGAATCTGACATATTTAAAGTATATTATATATTATATCATTATAGTTTCAATTTTAAATACTAAAAAAAATATTATTAATATTTAAAGATACTTATTTAATATTTGCTAGATGTTTTTTACTAGATAAATGTTCTTTAAAATGTTTTTTAGTTGTGTAACAATTACAAATTTCACATAATTTTTTATTAGGGTCGTTTGAATAATCAATTTTTATTCCTTTTTCATTATCCAAATGTTTTTTAGTTTCTAAATGTTTTTTCATATGTTTTTGTTTAGTCTCAATATTACATATATCACATTTAATTATTTTATTTGCTCTATCTACCAATTTTTGATATTGTTCACTATTATTTTCTTTTTGTTTTAAATAATACTCATGTTTATATTCTGTAATCTTTTCTTTATTTTCTCTAGCATAATTTGAAAAATATTCTGGATTATTTTGGTATCTTTTATATTCTTTTTCTTTTATTTGTTCAATATTCTTTTTATAATATTCTTTTCTATAAATTTTTTTATCTTCATTAACTAAAATATTGAATGGATTAAGTTTATTTACTGGTTTATATTTATTTATATATAATTGCTCATAAGCTTTTAAATGTTTTATATCAATTACTTTAATATCTTTTAATTTAATAATTTTAAAGTTTTCAATTCCAAATTCTTTAAAATATGGATAAATATTTGCTCTATTATTACTAGGATTCTCTAAATATTTATGATAATCAGATTTATGATCTCTCCATCTATATCTGGTTTGATTATTCATTGATGATCCAATATAATGAATAGTTGGATCATTGTTATAATAAATTTGATAAATCATACCTGTCTTTAATGAACTCATTTATTCTTTGTATGTTATTATATCTCTATAGATTCAATTTTAAATTCAAAAAAAAAAATATTATTAATAATACTTTAATTATTTAAACACTTAAGTACATCACTAAATTTATTAGTTAATATAATCTGTTATACTGGTTATATCAGAATTTGATAATGACATATTGATTAATATAATTTGAGTAATTTATATTAATATTCAAAAAAAAATAATTAAAATTGAATTAAATAATCATTATTCTTAAATAACAATACATAAGTTTAATGGAATTTCAAATTATTGACTCGTGGACGGATATTAAACTTCAAATTATTGATAAATATTTTAATTCTGAATTACAAAATAATATTAAAACAAAAAAATCATTTAAAAAGGAATATTTTGAAATTAATACACGATTAAAAAATAATTTATATAAGAATTTAAATAATCAATCTTGTATTAATACATTAAATTATATTTATCATAAAATTAGATCAGGAATCTTTGTTAAAATACAAAATAATCAATTAGTAGCATTTATACCATTTGCAAATAAAGAATTTAGAAATAATTGGAAATATAATATTAAATTATATACCGAAAATTATAATAGTCGATTTAGTTCATTACAAAATTTTATACATACTAAGAAAAAGTATTTAAAACAGTATAAAAATTATATTAAAGATATTAATAAATGGTGGGTTAATGCATATATATTAAATAATGAAGAATTTGAAAATGTTTGGGGTCAGCATAGTCTTAAAGAATATTATGACATTATTATTAATACATTAGAAACAAATACCATTAATGATTGTTATTTTATTATTAATAAAAGAGATCATCCAATATTACATCAGAATTTATATGAACCATATCCAAATATGTATAAAAATCATAATCAAAAAATTGAAAATATATATCAATCAAAATCATATATTCCAATATTATCACCGTATACTAATCAAAATTATTTAGATATACCATTTATCATACCACAAGATTGGCAATTAGCAACATCTGAAAATAATTATTATAATATTGAAAAACACATTAACTGGGAAGATAAAATAGAGATTGCATTCTTTAGAGGAAGTGCAACCGGTAGTATGGAATTAAAATATAATCAAAGATTACAAATTAGTCAATTAGATTATATATGGAGAACTTCAAAACCAGGATTATTAGATGCAGGAATTGTATCTTGGAATTCTAGAGATAAAATAGATTCTAATTTTCAAATTAATTATATTAAACCATCAATTATGATGAAACAAGGTATTAAATTAAAAAATAAAATACCTATGAATGAACAAATTCAATATAAATATATAATTAATATTGATGGTCATTCAAGTCCCAATAGAACAAGTTATTTATTACAATCCGGTTCATTAATGTTAATGGTCGAAAGTATGTATGTTATGGGAAATACTTGTTGGTTTTATAATATGTTAAAACCATATATTCATTATATACCAATTAAATATGATTTATCTGATTTAGAAGAACAAATTATTTGGTGTAAATTAAATGATCAAGAATGCAAACAAATTACTAATAATGCTTTTAAATTCTATCAAACATATTTTAATAAAAAAAAAATACTTGAACATTTTGCATATATACTTAATCAAATTGCTAATAATTTTAATTAACTTGGGAATTTAAAACATCTGGATTAAAACCATTGTGTAATCTCGTTTCTTGATTTCTATATTCTTTGAATTCTTTTATTTTTTCTTCTATTGATATTTTTATTGGTCGAGATTCTTTTTTTTGTTTACTATTAAAATTAATATATAAATCATTTAATTTATTTTCTATAAATGGTTTCATATTAATACTAATTTCTTCATCATGAATTAAATATTTTTTTAAATAATAAATATACTTTTCAAAATTTTCATTTTTTATAGATTCATTCATTCTAGTTAAATGATTTAATAATTCTTTTATAAAATCTTCGTATGTTAATGTATTCCATGTAATTTTATTAGTATGTTGTTCAATCTCTAATATTAAATATTCATAAATTGGTTTTTTAAAACCCGGAAACATTAATAATATTTTTAAATTATGATTATCTTCATTATTTAAATTAAAATGTAAATGTTCTAATAATTCAATAGTACCCCGGAATAATGATTTAATTTTTTCTTGCGGGCATAAAAATTCTTTTTTCATTGTCTTAATATATAAATCATCACCCACATCATCTATAATCCATTTTCTTAAATATGTAAAATCTGTATCATTAAATGGTTTAGTTTGTAAAGTTAGATTTATTATATTATTAATATCCCCAATATGATTATTAACATTATTTTGATTACCATTAATATGAATTTGTATATTATTAATATGTTTTTTTGTTTTTTCATGTCGTTTTTGTTCGGCTGGCCAATTGAAATTAATATTACATAAAGTACATTTTAATTCTTCTTTAGGTTTATCACATGGAATTTTTCTTTTTTGATGTCGAATTATTTCAGATTCATATTTAAAATCTTTTTTACATTTATGACAAATATACATATTTTTAATTTATTGATAATTTGCAAATTACCTGTAATATGATTTCAGGTAATCCCAAGTATATATAATTATATATTATATTTTTAATACATTTTAATAATGTTGTTGTTAATAAACTGAAATTTCAGGATTCAGGATAATTACAAATTATAGATTTAAAAAATAATTTTAATTTTCAGATAAAATCTTTTGAATATCATTTTTTAAATTTTCTAAATTATATTGGAAATATTCATTTCCAGCTTCTTTATATTGATAATAATGATTATTTTCTTTTAAATAAGTTAATATTTTAGATTCTATTAATTTAGCATTCTTGCAATTCATCATAAATAAAATTTCACTACCTTTTGGATAATTTTTAAATCGTTTAATAATATTTTTGGTATATCCAATTTTATAAATATTTGTATTAATATGTTGAGCACAGTGTATAATATAAATAAATTCATTATTATTATGTATTTTATTATTATTTTTTAAATATTGATTATCATCTAACAATTTTTTATTTTGATGGATTAATTGTTCTATTTGTAATATATTTTGTTTAATTATTTCATTTAATTCATTATTTTTATTATTTAAATTTTTATTTTCGATAAGAATTAAATTAAAATCAAAATTATCATATTTATTATCATTTACATTATCGACTCTATTATTATTTTTCTTACAATACTTAATATGTTTTTTTGTATTTTCATGAATTTTTTTATGGGATGGTCTTACAAAATTTATATTACAAATATCACACTTTAAATCTTCTTTTACTTTATTACATGGTATCTTTCTTTTTTTATGTTCAATTAATTTTGATTCGTATTTAAATTCTTTTTTACAATCTAAACAGGTAAATCCCATTATGTAAATTTTCTGAAATTAGTAAAATGGGATTTTACTATATAAGAAGTATATAATACTCTTAATATAAATTTAAATACAATTGAACTACCCATTTAAAATTTTCTAAATCACAAATCAAAAGAAAATAAGATAATAACTAATTTAAATAAAGAATTTAATATAAAAAAAAATAATTTTATAATAATTAAAATTTAACTTCATTTATATTTTTTTTAATATAAACAGCTTCATAATTTTTGTTAATTATTTCTTGAAGTTTATTAATAATATCATTATCAGTAATATCTAATTTATCATTACAGAATTCTTTAATAGTTAATACATTATTTATTAATCCTTTTATAGGATTTAATACTAATGCGCCCGGATAAACTCCTTGCATTTTTTCTTCTTCCTTTACTTCTTTTTTAATAGTATTAACAAATAAATTTTGTTTAATTGCTTTAGCAATAATTAAATTACGTACTTTACTTCCATTTGCTCGATAAAATGCATCAAATAAACTAGTATATGCTAATGTAGATACTTCACGTTTATCTTGAATGATATTATTTTTATATACTAGTTGGTGTAATCTAAATGCATCAATATAACAGTAATGAACCACATCAGTCATACCCTTAATATCATTTCTTTCATAAATTTTAAATAATTCTGGAATTGGCATATCATCTTTATTAGGTAAATTATTCATATCTAAATAAAATTTTAAAGATGATTTTTGTTCAGTTGGATTTAATTGCATCAAAATAACACGCAGATCAAAAGGAATATATCCTTCTAAATTTAAATTTCGAACATTTTTTTGAGGAACGTCTGCAGAAATTTTAACATGATCTTGTTGATATAAATATTTAAATATATTTTCTGGTTTTAAATCATAATTACTTAATTTTTTAATAGAAAGATCTTCACAAACATTTTGAATAATGTTATAATAACAACATTTATCATAAATATTAATCCAATCAAATTCTGATCCATTAAATTCCATAATATAATCAGGTTGTAATAATGTATTTAAATATCCGAATGCTCTTAATATTGTTTTTTCATTATCACAGATTATTGTAATATAATCTTCATGCGCATCAGCTTCTTTAGTAACTAATCCGATATTAAGAAAAGAATTTGGATTATTAATAAATTGATATGTAATACCAATATTAAATATTTCATCTTCTTTAACTTTACCACTTGGTAAAATTACTAAATCGGGACGGTCTGGATTAAATTTAGAAGAATATTGTTCAATATCATAACTCATAGAAATCATGCGATCTTTACGAAATGAATCAATATCAATTTTTAATTCTTCAATATTGTTATAATCATTATACTTAATTTCATTAAATGCACTAATATTTTCAATATCAATATTTAAAACATATTTTGATTTATAAGCAGAATTGCGATTAATAGTATAATCTTTTAATAAATTCCAATTACATAAATTAATTTCATGAGTTCTTGATACAACACGATGATAATTATTTAAATCATTATTAAAACTGATAATATCTAATTTATCTAATACTCTAATAAAACATGTTCTATGATATAATTTATTAAAATAAATTCGAATAAATTTACTATTATTTTCTTTAAAATACATAAATTCTTTTCCTTCAATAATAGAAATTGATTTAAAATCAACACTTCTACCTTTTAACATTTTAATAAGTCTTTCATTTTTAAACAATCCTTTTAATGTAGTTATATTTTCTTTATCTGATTTTGTTTCATTATATTTGATATCCACATAAGGAAATATATTATTAATAATAACCGTAGTTTTAGAACCACATTGTAAGATACCGTGCATAATAAGTTTATAATTTTCAAAAATTAAACTTTCTTTAATATCATTAGGTAAAAATAATAAATCATATTTTTTTAATACTCGATTATGAACTTTATTAAGTTCTTCTTTATTTAAATAATTATCTCGATATTGAATTATCTCTGCTAATTTTTTTTCATAATTAGCATAATTAATATAAAGTTTTTTACCATGAATGCCAGACATTGTTAATTACTAGTAATAGATTTTCTTTAATTATTATTTTAATTAATTAATATTCAATTTTATAATCATGTAAATAGTATATCTATAATTCACAAAAACTTTTAAATTACCCTTTATTATGTGTGATACTTCCTTAACAGAAGCAGATCAGCTCTCTTTAGTTAATGAATTAAATACATTAGATCCAAAAACAATTAAAAAATTTACATTTAATAATTATAAGACAATTATCAAAATTATTAAAGTTATAGATGGTGATACTGTAACTGGAATATTTAAATTTAAAGATTCTTTTTATAAATACAATTTTCGTATTAATGGAATAGATACAGCTGAAATACATTCTAAAAATGAAAATGAAAAAAATAAAGGATTAAATGCAAAAGATTATTTATATAATTTAATAATTAATAAAACATTATTGGCTAATTTTTTAGATTTTGATAAATATGGTAGAATATTAGTAAATCTATATTTAAATGATAAAGATTTAATTTCAGACCATTTAATTCAAGGAGGATATGCAAATAAATATGATGGAAAAACTAAGAAATTATGGATTTAAATTTTTAGATGGATTTAAAATTAATGTTATTTTACTTGCATTATTTTTTTGTGATAAATCATATTTACCTTTTAAATAACAATAATTATTATATTTTGAAAATCCATAACAATTATTATTATTCTCGCATTCTTTATAACACTGTTTCATATCTTTAGAATATATTAAAATTTTATCATTAAAATTATCAAGCAAATCAAACTTATTATAAAAATCAGTATCATAATAAATATCATATTTTGAAATAATACTCTCATCTGTTTGATTAGTAGAGTTAGTTTGATTTAGATATATAAATTTTTCACAATCTTTTAATGTAATTTCATTTTTCATAGTATTTGGTAACTCTGACTTATTATCAGATTCCTGTGATAAATTACATTCATTTTTTAAATTATGATATTTAATAATATAAGTTATAAAGGTAATTGTTGATGCAATCCCATATAATGATAAAAGAATAAGAATAATTTTGATTGATTGCATAATATAAATTTAATAATAGATGATTAAAGACAAATATAAGGATAATTATATAATTATAAATATTAAAAAAATAAATTAAATTAATATTTCTTTAATAGAAAGAAGTTTAATATAGAATCAATTCTTAAATACATATTTTTTTAAATCCAGATGCCAATTTAAAATTTGAGGTTTGTAAATCATTTTTATTTAATTCTTCTAAAGTATTTTGTTTAGTTGAATAATATATTTTAGATAATTTAAGATTATCATAATTATTATAAATAAAAGTTGCACAATGTTTACATGGTTTAGAATTACCAATAATTCCAATTTTAGATAATTTAATAATTATTAAGTATTTTTTAACTTTTAATAAATTTTTTATTATTTTTTTTTTATAATATTTATTAATAACATTTACTTCACTATGTAAACTAAATGGGAATTTATTACCATTTAGATAATAATTAAATCCATAAGATAATACTTTATTTGTTTTCATATTAATGAGAAAACATATATGCTTATGATTATATTTATTATTATATAAATTAAAAGATATATCATATAAGATATTTCTAGGAATTTGAATTTGATAGGAATCCAATAACTTATTTAAATATTCAGTATTAGAAAAATTATTCATTTCTCTTTTAATTTAATTATCACTATTTATTCAATTTTAATTTAATTATATTACTAGATAAGTTAGAATTTAAAAACTTGGCCATAATTATTTAGTTGATAATCTATTAATATTTCTTCATCAAATAATTTAGGTAAATATCCAATAATTAAACAATCATATTTTTTGATATTATCTAAAGTATAAGTAGTATCTTCATCCATAATTGTAACATTTTTATTTTTGTTTAGTAGTTCATTATAAATAGATAATGTTGGAGAAAATGCAGTTAATGTTTGACCCTGTTTAAATCCAATCCCAATAACTAAAATATTTTTAAAAATACTAAATTTTTCAGCCTTTATTTTAGGTCTTTCATTAAGATAATTAATAGAATTATATAAAATTGGTAATTTTTTATCAGCATCTTTTAATCCATGCATCAAATAATATGGATTTTGTGGCAAACAAAAACCTCCAATACCAAATCCTGGATAGAATGGCATAAATCCAAATGGTTTAGTACTACTTGCTTTAATAACTTCATCAAAATTAATATTATATTGTTGTGATAAATCTGCAATTTCATTCACATATGCAATATTAATAACTCTAAAACAATTTTCATATAATTTGCATAATTCTGCTGTTTCTGTAGAAGATACTATAATTACTTTTTTAATTACTTTTGAATAAATATTATAAATCTTCATTACTGAATGTTCATTTAATCCTGAAATAATCTTTGGAATATTTTGACAATCTTCATGATCACCTGGAGAAATTCTTTCAGGTGAAAATCCAACATATATATCTTTTTTTAAAAATTCTGAAAATATATCTCTAGTCCCCCCAACATAAATACTACTTTCTAATATAATAATATCATTTTTATTAATATATTTATTTAATGTTTTTTTTACCAAATTTATATGATGTAAATTAATTGATCCATTTTGTTGAATATTGGTAGGAACTGCAATAATATAAATATTACAATTTTGTAAATATGATTCATCATTAGTATAGATAACATTATTAAAATTATAATTTAATTGTAATTCATTAATTCGAATATTGGAAATATCATATCCAATAACATTAAATTTAGTTTGAAATGTTTTAATTAAGGATAAACCAACATATCCACATCCAATAACTGCAATTTGATTCATTGTTAATATTTATTATTGATTATTATTTATTATTATAATATTATTGTATTATCTTTAATTATTAATTATTATAATATGATTATATTATCTTTAATTATTAATTTAATGTATTTTTAACTTGAACTTATAATTTTATATATATGTAGAACCTATAATGAAAAAAATTAAAGTATTATATAATAAATTAATAAATTCAATTGGATTAATAACTGTTATTAAGTTATTTAATAATGATACATTTAATAATTCATATAAGTCGATTGAAAATAAATATAGTTATAATTATAAAATTGGAAGTGGTACATATGGTAATGTATTTAAATGCACTAATATAAGAACAAATAAAGATTATGCTATAAAAATAATATCTATTATCGAAAACTCTAATAATATTAAACATGAAATTAATATCTTAAAAAAATTATATGATATTAAATATAATTATAGTTTAATAGATTATTATTCTGATAATTATTATCATTATATTATTACTCCTTATATATCCGGTATTTCATTATATAGATATGTAAAAAAATTAAAAAGGGTGTCTGAATCTAATAGTATTTATATTATTAAACAATTATCTCAACAATTATTATTATTAAAAAATAATAATATTATACATAATGATATTAAATTAGATAATGTAATAATAGATATTAATAATTTAAATATTACATTAATTGATTTTGGTTCATCTAATATTATTGATAAATCAGAAAATTATAATACTACATTAGTATATGCCCCCCCAGAATTTTTAAATTATAATATTATATCATATCAAAATGATATATGGGCATTAGGTTGTTTATTTTATATATTATTATATGGTAAACATCCATTTGATAAAAATAATTCAAATAATGAAGAACTAATTATTAATAATATTAAAAATAATGATATAATATTTGAAAATGACAAATCTATACATATATCTAAAAATACTAAATTAATAATAAAAAAAATGTTAGAAAAAGATCCTTCTAAAAGATTAACTATTAATGAATTAATAATAATGTTAGATGGTTTAATTTAAAAAAATGGATTTAGAATTACCGGAAATGAATGCAAATCTGGTTATAAAGTATATAATAATCTTAAATTATGTAAAACTGCCTTTTTACCAGATGAAACATTTTATAATTAAATATTTAACTTAAATAAAGTATTTTATTTAAGATTTTTATTTTTTTTTATTTTCTTATATATATACCTTTTAAATTATATAATATTCTAAAGTACAAAATAGATAATATTTTACTATAATATGGCATCTGCAACTAGTCATATATTGCCAACTGATCTAACTATAACAAGTTCAAATGGTATACCTGCTATTTTAACAAGATTAACTACATTTGAACAAAATGGTAAAGTTTTACAAATTGTATATAATTTAAATAGTACTACTGCACCTACTACTTTATCTGCTACTAGTTTTAATGTTCCTAGTTATATAAGATATACTAATGATATTGAATATTCTGCATTTACACATCCAATTTCATTAACTAATGCATTTGCATTAAAAATATTTGCATATATTACTATTGATAATGCTAGATTATATACATTTACTACTGCTGCTAATGATAAAATAAAACTTTTTTTAAATAATTTTTTAGTATTAGATAATATTAGCCAAGCTAGTACCGCCGTTGATTTATATTTAAATGCTGGTACTTACTTATTATATATTGAAAAAATCGCTCCAGTAAATGATACATCATTAAATGTAAAACTTACGCCAAAAGCCGTCTCGACTGCTGTTTCAATTAATTCTTATATTAAATCTAACTTTAGACTTTTAGAAAATGCTAAACTATCAAGAGATTCTGCAATTACAACATACTGTACCCCTGCTACAAATTTATTTTCTTCGGAAACTACTAATATATGTAATCAATCTTTGAATGAAACTGATTTATTAAATAATATATTATTAAATACTCACTGCTTTCCACCAACTGAGGGTATTGCAAAAAATACAACAACTAAAACATTATCTGATAATTGTAAAACTACATATAATAAAAATACGTTAAATTCGACTATTAAAAATAATTTTAATAGTCTATATCAAACATGGGCTAATAAAGTAGTAACTGATAATACTATTACTAATAATAAAGATGCATTAGAAGAATATTTTGATATTCGTACTCCTAATGAAACCGATTTCCCTTTCGGTGATAATATTAAAACATATTGTGAAAATGATTCGGCTGTTAAGAAAAATTATAATGTTACTACTCAAACTGGTAATAATCTTTGTAAAAAAATATATGGTCGAACATATACCGGTACTAATAAAACAAGTGTTGATAATTCTATTCAACAAATTAAAAATAATTTTTGTGATCCTTCTCAAACAATTACAAATATTAAAAATCCGGATTGTATTAATGAATATAAAAATAAAGATGATTTAAAAAATTCTATTTCAAATTATTGTTTCCCTACTGATGCAACCGGTCGTAATTTATTTAAAAATCTTAATGATGGTAAATATAATACGAATTGTAGAGACATCCATAGACAAACTAATTTAAATACTAATATTAAAAGCGAATTAGATACTCAATATCAAGCATGGGCATCAAAAGTTGTTGCTAATACAGCAACTACATTTGCTGACCACGATGCTGCATTAAATGAATATATTGTTGATAGAAGTCCAACCCAGGCTCAATTATTTGGTTCTAGTAATACGGTAACTGATAAATTAACTTCATACTGTGAAAAACAAATTAGCCCAAATAATAATAAATTTGTAGCTGATAATAATACAACTAATATGTGTAATACATTATATAATAATACAACTCTTAATACACATCAAAAGATTAAAAATTCTATTGACAAAATGAAAACTAATTATTGTACAGCAAATGGTGCAGATGGTAAACCTAGATATGAAACTGATGCTAATTGTAGAAATGAATATACTAATTTATTATCATCAACACTTGCTACTAGATGTGTTCCAAATAATACATTTACTTATAGTGATCCGTGGTGTGTTACTACTAGTGATACTAATATAAATAGTACATCTGCCCCATTTACAACTATGCGAACTGCACGAACAAATGCTTTAAAAAATGAAGCATCAAAAATTGAGGTTAAAGACTATCCAGATAAGAAATTTTTAAATAATAATAACTATCAATATGCTATAAACACATATAATTCAATTTCTGACCCTGCTAATAAAAAACTATCAGATGATTTATTAACAACGCAATTATTTCAATATTGTGAAACTAAAGAACCTAATTATCCCACAGATCCAACTTCTCAATGTAAGGGTATTTATGATACATATAAAACTAATGTTGCTGTTTCAACATCTCGTAATAAAATGCGTGATCAATTATGTAAATTAAATGCTAATATAACAACTGATAATAATGATACTAATACTAATAATATATTTAAATGTAAAACAACGGTTTTTAATACTACTAATGATTTAGATAAATTTGCTCCAACTGTTAATGCATACTGTAATACAGAAATCAATATTGCAACATCTAATGAATGCAAAGATTATTATACAAATATCGAAAAGAAAATTTTAGATGCATTAAATTTAAAAATTAATGCTACACCTGTTAGTGCATTTTCTAATAAATATTATCATACCAATTCTGATATGGTTGAAGATTATGATAAAAAACTAGAATTATCTAATTTCCAAAATGGTGGTGATGAACAACCAGTTGATGATACATCAGTTGATGATACATCAGTTGATTCTCCTAGTGAAGAAACAATGCCTGTTGTCTATTATATTAATGTACCACAATCATGTAAACAAGAGGAAGAAAATATTGAATACCATGATTCGTCTTGGTTATCATTATTATTATTCTTTATCTTTATTTTATTAATTGTTGGATTGTGTTCTTCTTGTATGTATTACAAAAAAAAAACAGTTAATAAAGAAGAAACTAAATAAAAAAATTATTTTAAATTAACTAATATTTTTTTATTAAAATATTTTTTACCATTTTCTGCATATACTCCTTATGACATTCCTTGTGGCATTCCTTGTGGTATTCCTTGTTGCATTTCTTGTGGCATTCCTTGTGGTATTCCTTGTGGCATTCCTTGTTGCATTCCTTGTTGCATTTCCCACGGCATTCCTTGTGGCATTCCTTGTGGTATTCCTTGTGGTATTCCTTGTGGTATTCCTTGTGCATACGCAAATGAAGAGTCTGCATATACTGGTTGAGTATTTTGTGTCTGTTGTGCTTGTAGTACTAATATCTTCTGACTATCTTGAAGAGCTGGAGTTGTTTTCTTACGATTTTTAAATTTAAAATATCCTATAACTGATCCGATTATAATTAGAGCAATAAATGCTAATATAAAATATATTTGATTATTTTCCCAAAAACATATATCATTAAAATCTTCTTTATATTCTGTACATAATTGTTTACAATTATCAGTTTTATTATCTTTACATTGTTCTTTAACTTCATTTAATTTATGTATTTTATTTAATTCGATACATTCTTTTTGTAATAAATTTTTATCTTGAACACAATAGTTGGTTAAAGCAGAAAACTGTTCTAATTTATTAAGATCAATACATGATTTATGAAATAAATTACTATCTCGTTTACATACCTCTAATCTATGATTTTTTAATTTAGCACTATATATTGCTGAATCTTTTTCTAATTTTTGACACATATCTTTATGTTTTTCAATAATATTATTATCAATTAGACAAGTTTGATAATCTATTTCATTACCATAATTAGCAGCTAATTGTTTATATAATGAACTTTCTTTATCTAATTCTAAAATTTGTTTTTGTATGATTTCTGGCTTTTTACTATTAATTGAAATACATCTAGGATCTAAATAATTAGTTTCATTAGAACATAAAGATTCTTGTTTGGTTAAAATTTTAATTTTATTTTCTTCATTTATTTTAAATATATTTTTTGGATCTTCCATAGAAACTATTTCTTTTGTAATATATGATGTGCATACTGGTTTTAGTGGATTTTTACTACAATAAGTATCCATTGTTGTTAAATATTGTTTATAAATATCATATTCTGTTCCAGAACAAGTAGTGTCATTTAAAATATTAGTTAAATTACATATTGGATTAATAAAATTTTCTACTATTTTGCCATGAGTATTATATGGAAGAGCATTATTGATTTTAGATAAGAAATTTGATTTTTGATAAGGTATAATTTTTTTATTAGTAAATGCAGATCTTATGCTATTTGTGTCTATTATACTATTTTTCCATGGGTCATCTGTCCATTTACGTTCATGTCCTAAATCATCTATAAATGCACGAAATCTATCATTGACTAAATTAGTATGAAAAAGTCCGCCTGTGTCAAATATATGTGACATTTTGTCATTAATAATATTTTCTATTAACTCTGGATGATTATCCCAAATATCATCTGCATAAGTATCTTTATTTCTAATTTTTAAAAATATGGGATAGGCTAGATTTGATCCTTTTGATCTATTAGATATTAAAAACCCACCTGAAGGGTAGAAGTTGGTTAGACTGACATTATATAGATCATTTTGTGGTTTTGTTTGATCATAATTATTTCCTGATATACGAACATATCCTGGTAAATAATTAGGTTTTTCACTCCCATTTCTTAATTCACTAGCTTTTCGAACTTGCTTTTTATCACCTTCCCAATCCTTCCATTCACCTTTATCAGAATAATTACCACCAGTATCATTAGAATTAGTACCGCTCGTATCTAATTGATTATCATAACCATTAACATTTTTTAAATCTCTTCTCGTTACCTTCCATAATGCATTGTCTTGATCAACATACCATCCTCTAAATCCAGCTGCAATTGTATCAAATTTACCTTCCTTATCATTTAATGTATATGTGTCACCAGATAATGAGAATATCCATGATATAAGATTAGCATTTAAATTAAAAAACTGCCCGCCTTTTCGGCAAAACATCCAATCAGCTGAATTATTCCAATGAATATCTTTTAAATAAGTTTTAATATGTGCTTTTAGATTAGGAATCCCTTCTTTACTATCATTAAAATAATTATCTTTATACCATGTTTGTGCTGCATTTCTTATATTTTTTCTTAATTCGGTAATTTTAGAATTTACGGTATTATTTAATCTTGATGATACATTTACTATTTGATCTGAAGTATTTAAAAATAAAGAATAACCTTTGTTTGTTAATTTTAAATATGCAAAATTACTATATGTGTTACTACTTATAACTTCAAGAATACCACCAGTGGTATTGCTAGAAGTTATTGCTTTCCATATTTCTAATTTCCCATCATCTGTTAACCAACAATACCCATTATCATTTCCATATGTATTGGTAGCACCGATTTGACCATTGTTATCACGAGTTGTTAAATTACCATCATTTTGTATTGTTAATTTATAATCACCATTTGTCCATTGAAAATCATTTCTGTATACTAATCTAGGATACATTAGTTCTGTAGTTGTAAAACATTTCTCCCATCCAGCACTGAATATTCTTTCAGTCCAATGAGTTATATTTTTATGTTGTACTACCTTATCTCTATCTAATTTATTTATACATTTAATTATTGAATTATTTGATTTTGATCTAATTAAAATTAAACCAAAATTTGTTAATTCACAATAAGCACCATCATTACCATTTGTATCTGATTTCCATAATATTGTTGTTTTGTTATTTGATGGAACTATCACTAAATTACCATCTGGTTGTAAAACAATTCTGGCAGATGGTTTATCACCAGTTCGTGAATCCCATAATACATTATTTGCATCAGTAGTTGGATATAAATAAAAAGCACCATTTGGTTTTATTTGTAATTTAAATTTATTATTTTCCCAAGTATAACCATTTGAATAAAATATATTTGGATAAATTCTATTTTTCAAGTCACCATATATTATTTGGTCAGTCATTGAATTCATTGCAATTATATGGTTTGGACTACTAAATCGATATGTAGTAGTATTATCTGGAATATATGCAGTTTTATTACAATCATATGACCAAATTTCAGTACCATCTGCTTTATATATAACTAAACGTCCATCTCTTTGAGCGCATAATCTTGCATTTGGATTACCATAAGTCTCTGTTGACCATAAAACAGTTCCATTAGATGCATATGATACTAAATTACCATCTGCCTGCATTATGAATGTAAAACCAGTAATATACCATTTATATCCATTCATATAACATACATTAGTATAAATTGTATTTGAATATTCTCTACCATTTTCATCTCCACCATTTAATGTAAAACTAGAAACTGGTTTATTCATCCAATCTTGATAACATATAGCTAAAAATGTATTTTGTGTTTGATAGTTTAATTGTTTTATTAATTCAATTTTTGTAAATTTATTTAATTCTGTTGTCAATGTTGTAATATCTGAATTAAATTGTGCTTCTTTTATTTCTGATGGTATTGTTGCATTACAACTTCTATTTGTCCATTCAGTATTTACATATGTATCAGTATGACAATTAACATCTTTTTGTTGAGTATCACTTGTATGAGGATTTTGTCTATTTTCATTTCCACCATGTCTTGCTGGAAAATAAGTTCGTGTTCTTGATCGTGATGCATTTTTTCCACATGATCCATATTCAACAGATAAATTTTTAACATCTTTTGCCCAATTAGAATCAGATATACTCCAATCAGAATATTCACCATTTATTGTATTCGGATATCTAGATTTATTAGTATTAAGTAAATTTTCTTCATTTAAAAATTGAGTAGTATATTTTCCAATATTATTATAATAATCAGTACACACTGGTGTAATAATATTATTATTTGTTTTACAATATTCATTGGCTGAATTAGTAAATAAATTAACTAATGTCCAAGCATTATTATCAGTAAGTAATGTATCACAATTTTTAATTAATAAATTATCTAATGATGTCCAACTCCCTGAAGCCGTAATACGATCCGGGTGAGTCGATCCAATATTTTGACTTATATATTCAAATGAGACTGGTATTACTGTATTATTATTTACGTCTCCCTTTGGTAAATCAATACATATCATATAAGTTCCCTTTTTAATAACTTCATATTGTGTTTCATTAGAGTGTATATACGAATCAAAAATTTTTGTTTGAAAATTATTAAGATATATTCGACATGGACCAGTATAGAAATTATTATTAGATGTTACCACTCTAAATTTATAAAATTGATCTGTTGGTATAAAAATATAAGAAAATATTAAAGTATTAATACTATTAGCATTTGTCATATTTAAAGTATTTTTAAATACTCTTGTTCCTAAAGATGGCGTTCCATTTCTAATATATAGTTTAGCAAATTCATTACTTTCTAATTTATTTTTAATTATATTTTTTAGCCAACCTGATTCAACAAATCCACGACAATTTGGTAAACTATTACATTTTGTAGTTAATGCGGATATTGAACGAGCATTCGCGGGTTCTTGTCTAATATCATTGTACCAACTATCGTATTGTGGATAAATAGTATATGAATTATTTGATTCAAAATTAATCGCATATGATATATTTAATACATTTTGATTATTGTTAACTGTTTTAACTAAACAATTATTATTTAATGTAAGTGTACTTAAATCAGCACTAAATACAATATTATTCATATTTAATTATATTAATTTTTAGACTATAATTATCTATTATTATTAAAGTATATATTATATAATAAATATTATTTTATATTGTTTATTAATAAAAAAAAATAATCTATTTCTTATTCTTCCCTTATTAATTCATAAAATATATTTTCTTCGGTATTAATGAAATTAATCAAATCACTGACTTTAAATAAACTTAAATCATTATCAATTGTATATAAATAATCTTGAAAATATATGTTCCAATATTTCATAATAAATTGTAATTCATGAATTTTTGTATTCTTTTCAAATAAATCTATTTTTGTTTCTATATGTTGTTTAATTAAATTATAATCCTTTATTATACTCAATTTGTCAATTTGGAGATAATTTAAATATGTTTTTTTATAGGTATTATAAGAAGTAAGATCTAATGTAAATGTTTTACTTTTTCTCCATTGATTTTTTAAATAAAAACCATCAAAATATATAGTATGTCCAGTATTTCTCCAAAATAGGTTCATATTATTGATATCATTAATTATTTTTAAAAATAATGTAAATGAATCTAATAAGTATAATTGAAATTTATTATTTATTACTGAATTAATATAAATGAGATAATTATTAATTTGACTATTAGTATGATAATTATCTATAATAATTTGTATTTTATTATCTTTTGTATACTTATGATCAAGTATTAATATTGATGGTTCTATAAGATATTTACTAATGTTTAATATAATGTCAGTATTATTAAAAATTTCCATGTTTTTTATATTTTATTATTATTAAATTCAATTTTTTATTATTAAAGTTCTAATATACTAGTTGGATACCATCCATCTAAAATTGATATTTAAATATAATTTAGTAATTATATTATAAATGTATACAATGTTCAATTTAGTAAATTATATTTATTATTATATTTATCTACAAAAATTAAAAAAAAATAAGAGTAAAAAAATTGAATTTAATAATAATAAGAGTAAAAAAAAAGACAAATTATTATAGATAATAATTATATTTTAAATAGTATTGTATTTTTATAAGTTTATATGTATAATATAAATAATTTAAAAGTTATATCTAAAAATATTTCTAGATATAACTCTAATATATATAATAAAAATAAGATTAATTATATGATTAAAAAAAAACAAAATTTAATTATACAATATGAATATATAAAAAATTCTATAGTTAAACAAAAATTATCATTAGTTAATCATTGTCATAATTCAAATATTATAAATAAAATTAATCAATTAACAAATTCATTATCTATAGTAATTCATTCACTAGATAAAATAGAAGAAGAAGAAAAATTAATAATGAGAGTATTTAAAATATCTAATTATTCTATTATAAATTGTTTCTATAAGTATTTTTAAATATTTTTTTAATAAAATATTAGTTTCTATTTTTATAGAAGCTAGTATTATGGATATTGATAATAACTCAAAAAAAATTATTCAGTCTATAATAATAGAAATTTCCGGAGCATTATTTCATATTATTATATACTGGAGTAAATGTATTGTATAGTAAAGATTATTGTACCAAAATCTAATTGTAGATATTCTCAACATAATCTTTCCAATTATAGACACTATCAACATAATCTTTCCAATCATCATAATCCCCATATAATTTTTTAGAATCACTATAATAATTTTTATTAGGATCTAAGTCTAGAATATCATCAATATTATTATCATTATCATCAACAAAGATCGGATCATCTTCTATTGATTCATTACTTAATCTTTCATTAAGTAGATGATCACAATAACTACTAGTTACATCATTGGGACTATTAATAAATTCTTGAGTTAATACATCATTATTTTTTATAAACATAGTTCTTTTTGTAAAGAATGATTCTAATTCATGCAATACAAGAGTATATTTTAAAGTATGTTTATAAAAGGAATAATTCATATTAATTCTATTATATAATATAATATAATATTATCATTCAATATTCAATTTTAATTATTATATTTATATTAGCATTTGTCAATAAAAAAAATAAATTTAATTTTTAAATATAGCGGGGCTCATTATATTTTATTTATTTCTTTAATTATATTTTTACTATAATCATCCATATCATAATTTATTTTATATACCATTGTTATTACCTCTTGCATATTAAGATTATCTACTAAAGTGTAGAGTTTTTTAATATTTTCATGAACTTGAGTTATATATGATTCCATCATTTTTGATTTAATTTTTTGCTTTTTTTTACATCTTCGTGAAGCACTATTAATTTTATTTTGTCTTATTCTTTTTTTTGAAGCGGTGGTTAACACTTTACTAGCAATAGTAGTTGACTCTTTACTAGCAATAGTAGTTAACTCTTTACTAGCAATAGTAGTTGACTCTTTACTACCAACAGTAGTTGACTCTTTACTAGCAATAGTAGTTGACTCTTTACTAGCAATAGTAGTTAACTCTTTACTACTAACAGTAGTTAATTCTTTACTACCAACAGCGGTTAATTCTTTACTACCAACAGCGGTTAATTCTTGTTCTTTTATTAAATATAGTGCATTTTTAAAACTATTATTAAAACTATTATTAGAATTATCAATTTCTAAATTTATAGAATTATCAATTTCTAAATTTATAGAATTAAAAGATTCTAAATCTAATTGATTTAGATATGCATCAAAATATTCTAAATCATACATCATTAATTTGATATTATTTCATCAATTTATAGTAATAAATTCAATTTTAAATTTAAACTTAAATATATACTATAAATTATAATAATATTTTATTTAAATCAATTATGAGTGATCAATCATTAACTAATAATAAATATCCTAATAAATTATGTAAATTTTATGCACAAGGTAAATGTAAAAAAGATAATTGTATATTTATCCATTCCCAACAATCAAAAACTAATAACCGTCATAAATCATTTAAAAATACTGTTTGTTTTGAACCAATGACACGACCAGTAGATTTAAGAATTGTTTATGATCTTAACCCTGAACAATTACAAACTAAATTAACTGATAGAGATTTATTATTAGTACCTAATGCTTTTACTGATTTTAATAAATTTGATATATATAATTTATTAGTTGAAGAAATTAAAGTATGTGAACAAACACGTCCAGAATTATTAAAAATGTGGCATGGAAATGATAAAATTGATGGAACTCATTTAATTGCAGATGATAAACTTAATTGGAAGAGTCATGCACCAACATTTAATTTTATTTTAGAAAGATTACAATTTTATTTTAATGTTGATATTAAAGCAACTAGATTTAATTGGTATCAAGATACTAATCAATGGAAACCTTTTCATTTTGATGCAGCAGCATTTGATCCACAAAAGCGTAAAAATCAAAATATTACAATTGCATTAAGTTTTGGGTGTACTCGTTCAACAGCTTTAGAATTCGGCGAAAAAAATAGAAATAATACACAAACAACTATTTCTATTCCAATTTCTGATGGCGAAATTTATGCATTTACTAATACAACTAATGATATTTGGCGTCATGGTATTTTACAAGAAAAAGAATTTAAAAATGAAGGAAGAATTTCCATTATTATTTGGGGATGGACAGATTTTGTTTCTGAATTATAAAATATATTTAATGTTAACTGTTAGGTTATTAATTTATTTTTTTTTGTATAAAAAACCAATGAGATAAATACATATCATATAAATTATATTTGGGTGTCCATAATAATTCATGTTATATTAATTTGAAATTCACATATATTTATACTAAAAGTTTAATTAATTTTAATAATACTATAGTACATTACATAATTTAAAATTTGCTATACAAAATATATAGCAAAGAATAATAATTTATAAAAATTATTATTTTTTATATAATATAAATAAATTAATATTAATTATGATAGAAAAAAAATCTTATAAATCAATTACTTTGGTATTATTGGAAAGTTTAATTGTAGGTGGAGGGTTAATTATTCTATTTATAATATTTTTATTTTTAATTGGCATGATACCATATTTTAATATTAGTAATATTAATAATGAATTTAAAAAAAGACATACAATTCATATGTTTTTAACTACATTTTTAGCAGGGGTATCATTTCATTTATTATGTGAATATTCAGGAATTAATGTTTGGTATGTTAAAGAATATAATAAATTATTATAATTAAACAATTCTTATAATTAAATAATTCTAGTCATTCTTCTATAGTTATTCTAGTTAATGGATTTTTATTTAATATTTTTTTAATTATATATTTAGTTTTTTCAGATATATTAATATAATTTAATTTAATATATTAATTATGAAAATTAATAAATGTATAAGTTATTCTATTATTATTAGTTTAATTATTTTCTTTCTTTATTTCATTAATAAAAAAGTATATGCTTTCATCTTTTCTTATCAATATGGATTCTCTAAAGATTTAATAGATTATTCTCAATTATATAATTATAATTTACAAAAAAATCCAATTAATTTATATTATATTAATTTAGATAGGTCTATTGAACGCAAAAATAGATTTTTAGATAGAATGAATAAATTTAATAATTATAACATTAGACGAATTAAGGCAATTACACCAAATACTCTTTCAAACTATAATATACAATCTTCATTACTATGTTCTACATTAATGACTCCGGTTGAATATTGCTGTACATTATCTCATCTTACTGCTATTGAAATATCATATAACAATAATGACCAATATGCTATAATTGCAGAAGATGATATGATTATTATTAAAAATATTAATTGGGATTATTTAATATCTCAATTACCAAAAGATTGGGATATTATTCAATTATTTACTAATCCAACTTTTCATTTAAATTACTTTAAAAAATCAAATATTCTAAAAAAATATTGGTTAATAAAAACTGACTCAATTTTTATTTCAGCTGCTATATATTTAATTAGTAGAAATGGAATGAAAAAACTTTTAAAAAAATATAAATATAAGAATAATATTACGTTATATAATCATAATAAATTTTGTATAGCGGATAATATTATATATAATAAACTAAATCGTTATCTTTTTAATTTACCATTATTTAATACTGAAGAATTAGACAGTACTATTAGTCCATTATATCTTCATATAAGGCAGTTTTTTAAATAAACTTATAATATAAATTAATATTATTACTAAAATCACAATCAATCTAATTATTAATATTAAATTTATCAAATATTATTTAATGAAGAGTTACTAGTTCAGTATCAGTTAAATAATTTGTGTCAGATATTTAAATTCTAAATTAATAATTATAATTTTTGTAAATTATTTTTATTTTTTGTTAAGTTTTAAAATATTAGTAAATATTAATAGAATATTGAAATTACATTTAAATATATATATATTATATAATAAATCATTTTATTAATAATGTTGTCATTCAAATCTCAAAAATATATTTTTAATTTATTATTATTAACAATTAATCTATTTTTATGTATTTGTTTAAGTAAATTTCATCAATTTTGGTATTTATATTTAATAATTTTATCACCTAATTCATTATTATTATTAAGTATGATTTTAACTTTAGTTTTAATTAGCCCATATAATTTATATAAAAAATGTTACAAAATTAAAGAAAGAATTATTAATAAAAATATTGCATATATATTACCTTGTTATAATGAATCATATGATGAATTAAAAAATTCAATTGAAAGTTTTGTTAATCAATCTGATATGGAAGAACACAATAAAATATTAATTATATGTTGTGATGGAAAGGTAAAAGGGATTAATAATAATGAGTCAACAGATATTATTTTATGTAAAAAACTATTAGGTAATTATATTACTGAAAAAATTGAACACCAAAATGCATACAAAACATGGTATGAAACTTATAATGATGTTGATATGTATCATGGTATTTATAAAAATTTACCTTTTATTCTAATTATTAAACATAATAATGTTGGTAAAAGAGATAGTATTACTCTTATTCGGCGAAATTTATATTTATATAATAATAAAAATGATTCTGAACTTTTTAATAAACCATTTAATGAAATTCAATCATTTAATTTAAATTTATTTACTTTATTTGCACATTATAATTTAGATTATTTTGATGCTATTATTGGCACTGATGGTGATACTATTTTAGATACTAAATGTTCTTATCATTTAATTAATGATTTATTTAATTATAAAAATAATAATTTAGTTGGTATTGCAGGTTTTATTAAAATTTCACCAATGATGAAATGGTATTCTCCTTGGGTAATTTATCAGCATACTAGTTATTTAGCTGGACAGGTTATTTTTAGATTTCATCAATCCAAAGTTACTCAAAAAGTTAATTGTTTACCTGGATGTATTCAAATTTTACGTGTATGTAAAGAAGTATGTGGATATAAAATATTAAATGAATTTAATAGACTTCCTAATGAAAATGAACCATTATATAGACATTTAAGAGCACATATGGGTGAAGATAGAATGCATATTTGTACAATGATGCATATGTATCCATATATTAAAACTAAACAATCCATTAAAGCATTTGCATATACTCAAGTACCAGATACTTGGAAAATATTTTTATCTCAACGCCGACGCTGGAGTTTAGGTGCTAATAGTAATAAATTAATTCTAGTAACTAAATCTAAAATTAATTTATATGAAAAAATTTCAACTATTTTAAGTATACTTGCTTGGTTTTTAACTATATTCTTTTCATTTGCAGCTATTCATATTTGTATTTCATTAATCAAATTAGATTATAATAATTTATCAACTTTACAATATATTACTATTATTTCTATTATTAATATTATTGCAATTCCAAAATTATATTTATTTTCGATGCCATTATGGTTACACTTAACTAAAAGAGAAATTATACAATTATATATTGGTATAGTATTATGGTTACCAATTAATATTCCAATAACATTCATTATTCATATTTATACACTAATTAATCTAGATAACCATTCATGGGGCAAAACTAGAGAAATTAAAGATAATGATAACTTAAGTATTGATATTATTGATTCTGAGAATAATTATAATGATGCAATTACTCCAAAATAATAAAATTAATTAATAAAGAATAATATTTTAAGGTTGGGTCATGCATTCAAATCGCATCAGGGATATTTATTTTTTTGTAAAATTCTCGGTAAGATATTATTTTTAATATTATAAATAATTATTTTAATTTTATTAATCTCTTCATTAGCCCATTTATAACCAGCATTAAATGCTATCATATTCATTTTGTATGTTATATTATATAAACTAATAATTTATTCCAAGATATAAGATATTTTAATAAATAATAATAATATACTAAATTTTATAGATAAAATATTAATAATTGTTTAATCTTATTAATTACTAATAAGATTAAAAGAGAGTAAATTATAACTCAACTATATATTCTAACTATCTGGAGAAAATAAAAAATTAAAATGAATACATAGTAATAAATAATGTTAACTTAGAATTTGTAATTAATGTATTAAGTTATATAATCATAATAGATTTTGTATAGCAGATAATATTATATCTTCATGCAAGACAGTTTTTTAAATAAACTTATAATATAAATTTAATATTATTACTGAAATCACAATCAATCTAATTATTAATATTAAATTTATCAAATATTATTTTTTATTATATAATAAATCGAACATAATCTATTAAAAATAAAATATGTCTTCAAAAGTTATTATATATACAATTATTTTATGTATTATATTAATAATAATTATTAATCATAAATATTCTATATATCCTATAATTAATAATTATTCTTATATTTCATTTAATAGTTATATTAATTCTAATTTAATACCTTCTTCAAACTTAAATTATCCAAATATAATTTTTCTATATTCACACGATTACAAAATTCTTCCCCAATACTTCCAATATGCTTTACATAATTTAAAAAAATATTGTAATTTACATAATTATAACTTTATTATTAAAGATCATTATCCAAATACCACTATTAGTCCATATTGGTTAAGAGTTAAAGATTTAATAGAATTATCTAATAAGTA